TCAGTACACTGTCCGATAGGAGAACTTAATGAGCTTGAGCAGTATTATATTAAGTATTGTGCAGACAAAGGTTATCAACTTCGCAATAAAACAAGCGGTTCACAGGGCGAGGGTAAAGCTAAGATTGATGATTACCGTCCGGCAAAAGGCTATTATGACGGCATTAAGCAAGGTAAAAAGAGTCTTGCCAAGGAATTATCGCATATCGCTGAAAAGCACCTTGAAATCCGTTTGAAGCCGGAGAAGCAGGGGAATAAAGTTTCTGAAAAACAGTATGAGAAGTTTATGACTTTGATTTCTGAAAATACATATGAGGAGAGTGATTAAATGGCAGAAGTCAAGTGGATTAAAATCACAACAGATGTTTTTGATGATGAAAAGATTCTGCTGATTGAGAGTATGCCGAGTGCGGATAGCATCATTACGATTTGGTTCAAACTTCTTATTCTTGCCGGAAAACAGAATAACAACGGTGTGTTTATGATGAGCAACAAGTTGCCGTTTACGGACGAAATGCTTGCCACAATTTTTCGCAGAGATTTGAACACGGTAAGGCTTGCACTTAAGGCATTTGAAGAATTTGGAATGATAGAGGTTGTTGACAATGTGATAACGATTCCGAATTGGAATAAGCACCAGACACTTGATGCTTATGAGAAGAAAAAGGAACGTGACAGGCTATATCAACAGAACCGGAGAAAGAAGCAGAAGAACCTAATTGAGCAAAAATCGCCCGATAAATCGTCTAACGTCGCTGTTTCAGATAAAGAAGAAGAAAAAGAAGAAGATAAAGAGAAAGAAAATATAAAAGAAAATTCGCTGTCGACCGATTCCGGAGATTTGTTTGATTTTGACGATGCATGGAAAAAGACTTTTAGCATATACCCCAAGAAAACAGCGTACAGTACCTCTAAAACGGCTTGGATGGATAAAGTGCTAGAAGTTATCGAAGAGAACCAACCAGACATTGCACGGCTGTTATACAAAGCCACAGAAGCATATTTGAGTGACTATCAAGAAAAGAATCCAGACGATAAGGATTTTCGGTACATTCCAAAATACGTTGATTGGATAAAAAACGATTGCGACTATTGGTTGCAGATTGCGGAGAAACGAGGTGATGACAGTTGACAGAAGCAGAACAGGGGCTTATCGGTTGCGTGCTTATATCTTCTGATTCTCTCGACAGGATTCCGGACATTAAGCCATATATGTTCTCCGATGATATAGGACAGGACATTTTCATAAAAATGCTTGCAATGAGAGATAATTGCGAAGAAATAACGGTTCTTTCCCTTGCGCAGTCATTGACGAATCCAAAGTACAGCGAGGATGAATATAAACGAGTCGTTATGTCTTGTTTACAATCTTCTCCGACATCGGTTGAGGCTCCTGCTTATGCCAAAGTCGTGATGAATGATTTCAAGGCAAGAGAGGTCAAAAGTCTTTATCAGAGAGTTTCATTGAGGCCGGGAGACATTGACAAGACTATTTCTGAAAGCATTTCAAGGTTGGAAGAATTGCAGAAGAACATGAAAGTTCGGTCAAAATCATTAAAGCAGATCGTTGAGGAAAACAAGGAAAAATATTTCAACGAACACGTTGGAGAGGGCGGCGTAAAAACAGGGTTCGATCAATTGGATGATTGTATCGGAAGTTTAGAGGGCGGAGACGTGACTGTTGTCGGTGCAAGACCGGGAATTGGAAAATCCGCATTTGTAACGCAGATGATCGGACAAATGGCAGAAAAAGGACTCCAAGTTGGATATTTCAACCTCGAGATGAAAGAAGGACAGGTTTACGAACGTTTCGTTTCAAGGTTGTCTGAAATAAGCCTAACGCGCGTCCGGAGGGCAAAAGCGTTCCTTGGAGATGAAAAAGAAAAATTCGACAAGGCAAACGATGAAATGTGTGATTATGATGTGATTATTTCCACAGGTTCAAAATCCGTAGGAGAAATCAAGGCAGAGAGCCGCTACCGGCAGTTTGATGCAATCATTATTGACTACTTGCAGTTGATTAAAGCAGAGCGAAAGTACAGCAACAGATCATCAGAAGTCGGAGATATTTCAAAAGCATTAAAGGCACTTGCAATGGAGCTAAATGTTCCGGTTATCGCACTTTCGCAGTTGAACAGAGTTTCAGAGGGCAGAGATACCAAAGAGCCTACAATGTCAGAGTTGAGAGAATCCGGAGATATTGAGCAGGATGCATCGAATATTTTCTTTTTATGGAATCTGGATGAAAGCGGAGAATATAAAGGATTGAAAGTTGCAAAGCAACGGCAGGGCGAACTTATGAAAGAAGCATTACAGTTTATTGGCGAAAATATGAAGTTTGTTGAAATCGAAAAACCGCTTGATGATGTTGTTGCGGAGATAAAAAAGAAAGAACGCGGGGACGGATTTAAGCCATACAATGGCAATTGTCCGTTTTAGAGGTAGTGACTATGGCAAGTGCAAAGATCGAAAAGGGTTCGGAAGAATGGCAAGTATTTATGGATTATTGGCAATTCATTCAGAAATACTATTCCCCGGACAACTCTGATTCTTGGTGGGATGAAGTTGTAAAAGCCGGAGAATCATTGATAAACAAATACAAAGGCATGGAGATTGAAGAGCGCGCAAGACAGCTTGTATTAAGCCATTTTGCATGGTTGGAAATCACATACAGAAAGGAGAAATCAAAGAAATGAGCAATGCGTTGAGACGGAATAAAAAGCCGACATTTTACACAAAACAGGAAATGCGGATCATCGGCCGGAACGATTTTGAAAAGCGCAATGCTGATAAGGTTATAGCGAAATCATACAAAGATTTTGTCGTGATTGGGTATATCATTCTGCATGACAAATTCGGGTTCGGACAGGCAAGAATCATCCGGTTGCAGGATTTTTTGAAATCTTACTTGGATGAAGCATCATGCGGCGGGAAGAACGGAAAGGACTTGGCTGTTTACCTGAAAGACAAATACGGCGTTGACACCAAGGCAGAAGTTGAACAGATTCCGCAGCGGCAGTTAATGGTCTTATATGCAAAGAAAGGATTTTGTATCGAGCGTGAAGCCTACAGACTTTCTAGCGCGTCATTGTTTAACTATTTCGCGCTCACGCTTACGATTCTGAAAAAGGAATTTAAGATAACAGCGAAACAGTTGCAGTATTTCACGGACAAGTTCATCGACTACATTGATACGTTAGCTAATTACAAGCAGTTCCAGTTGACCGTTCCGATGATAGCTAAAACGTTAGCTGATGAGATTAAGTTTGTATGTGATTTGGAGGTTTAATATGACGAATAAAGAAAAATATGCGGATAAAATCATTGATATTACAGTAAGTAAACTTGCACTCAAAGATGGCGAGCCTGTTCCATGCGCAGAGATGAGATGTTCAGAGTGCGGATTCTATATTTCTAATTATTCATGTAAACATAAAATGCTGGAATGGTTAGATTCAGAATATGTTGAGCCGCCTGTTGATTGGAGCAAGGTAGCGGTCGATACGCCGATTCTTGTGAAAGACGTAAAAAGCGGCGAGTGGAATCGGGGATATTTTGCAATGTATGAAAACGGCACGGTGTTCACTTGGTATCATGGAGCAACATCATGGAGCGCAGAAGGTGAATCAGATATTGCAAGTTGGAAATTCGCGAAGCTGGCAGAAAGCGAGGAATAGGCATGGAGAGATTAACAGAACGGACAGCGGTCGGAATCTTAGTAAAAGAGAATTACGAGAAAGAATCCTTAAAAACCTTGTATTCGTGCTATGGCGAAAAGCCTAATTCATATTATTCCAACTGTGAAGAAGGTTATTGCGCAATGGAGAAGTTAGCGGATTACGAGGATGCGGAGGAACAGGGCAGGCTTTTCAAGTTGCCTTGTATGGATAAATTTCTTGAAAGTGTAAGCAATCAAGACTTTGATGGAAGAATATCGGAAGTTGTTGAAATGCTTGAAGAAAAACAACTATACGGAACTATCAGTTTGATAAAAGATTTGAAATATTACCTTGACTTAGCCACAAGGGAAAAGACACGCGACTGCAACTGTCAGCACAACAGCAATTCAAGAGATGATGAGCCTTGTTGCGGATGCGATAGCAAATTTTCAGAAAATGATGATACAAAAACAAAGTTACATCTCTGGAAATTATCGTAAGGGTGATAGACAACAATCCATATTACGAAATCAAGTACAAAAAAGTCGGCGAAGATTATTACCATGTAGGTTACAGTTCATTCAATATTGATAATGTATTGAAATGGCGTGATGAGTGTTTTGAACTTGTTGATGCGAAAGCGACCCATGCCGACAGGATAAGGAATATGTCAGATGGAGAGTTAGCAGAGGTGATGCCTTGTCCATACATGAAAGACCCGTACGATGAGTGTGTTCATGGTTGGCATGATTATGATTGCAGTAAATGTAAACTTGATTGGCTTCAATCAGAAGCGGAATAGAGGGGTAAAAATGAATAAAGTTAGATTTGAGTTTCATCTTGCAGTAATAAAATTTTATTTTTCGATAATGAATTTATTATATGAAAGATGTTGCGAACACATTATTAAAGCTGAGAAAATTCTAGAGGAATTAGAAAGGAGAGAGCATGGAAGATAGATATTTATTCAAAGGCAAAGAAAAAGATAGTGGAAAATGGTTGGAGTGGAATGTAATGGAAGGAATCCCACATAATGTAACTATTTTAACTAATACAATCTGCTAATGCACAGGGCTGAAAGACAAGAATGGCAAGCTGATTTGGGAGAATGATGTTGTAAAAATAAATAATAGCAAGGTGAATACGCTTATAACATTTAGAGATTTTGAAATTATATGTACAATTCCTAACGAAAAATATTATAAGCATAGGCTTGAATATGATACTGAATATGAAGTTATTGGCAACGTATTTGACAACCCGGAGCTGTTGGAGGTGCAGGAATGACAGAAAACAGAGAAACTTTCATATACGATGTAATACTAAAGCGGCATGATGGATGCAGTCGGAGTGATGTATGCATTTACTATGACGAAGATAAAACAAATGCATTAAATGAAATGGCTAAATATGTTAATAAAAATGGCTTTTCAATAACAGAGAAAGACGGTCGTTTTTCCATCGCAGATGTGATTCTGAGGAAAAGGAAGCCTACCGGAGAAATCATAGAAGAAACATCGTATTATAAATTATTTAATACAGTGACAGGAAAATTATTAGGTGGCGAGGTGTAGGAATGACAGAGAATGAAGCAATTAAAGCATGGAACAGGAGGGCGAACGATGAGTAAATTGATTGAAGCAGATTTGCTTTCAGATAAAATCCGGGAAAATAAAGAGTTGTTGCAAAAAGGATTGGGAAAAGATGCTGAATTTGCGTTCATGACTGCCGATTCTGTTTTAAAGCTGATCGAAAATCAGCCTACCGCCTATGATGTGGACAAGGTTGTGAAACAGTTGGAAGCATACAGTAATGCAGATGAAGCAGAAAGACTTGGAACAATGCCAGTAGTGGAGCTTGCAGACGCAATTAAAATCGTGAAAGGCGGTGGAGTGAATGACGATTGAATGTGCAAAATGCCCTATGAAAGAAGATTGTATTTGCGAGCCAAGTTCGGATGAGTGCACTGTGAGGAAACAATCCTATTGCAGAGGCATTGATGACTTTAGGCTTGCATATTACAGATACATCGAAATTCAATATGGTATGCTTGCAGATGACGAAATGTGCGATATGAACAGGGTAGCAGAAAAATTAAAGGCAGGTGGTAATTCTTGAGTTATCAGAACATAGCAAGAGCCAAGGTAATAGAACAGGAAAATAAAAAGCGACTGTTGAAGCTGAATCCAAAGCTGAATGACAGGAGTGGGATTTACTTCCTACTCCGAGAAGATGAAAACGGATTTAAGTATGCGTATATCGGACAGGCAGTACATACACTTAGCAGATTGGCAAGCCACCTTGTAGGCTATGAACAGCATATAGACCTTAGCTTACGCAAACATAAGCTATATGACAAAGAGAAAAATCCTTATGGCTGGCGAGTTGAATCTCTGAATTTTCCCGAAAGTCAGCTTGATGAAAAAGAGAAGTATTACATCAAGTTATATGCTGATAAGGGCTATCAGCTTAGAAATGTCAGTTTAGGTGGTCAAGGAGAAAATCGTGCTAGTGGTTCAATAGGCGAGAGAAAAGCACCTAAAGGTTATATACAAGGCATACAGCAAGGTAAAAAAGTGTTAGCAAGGGAATTATCCTCTATCGCAGAAAAACACCTTAAAATCGAAATTAGAGACGATAAGAAGCATAACAAGGTATCGCAGAAACAGTATGAGAAATTTATGGAGCTTATTAATGTAGATTCATATAAGGGCGGTGAGTAAATGAAAAGAAATGTGGGAAGTATGGATAAATCACAATGCTTAGAAGAAATAAAATCAACTGCTGAGAATTGTTATAACATTGGATATAAGTGTGGATATGAAGCAGCGATAGAAGATTTAAAAACAAAAATCATTGCAAATATGCATGTTGATATATCCGCAAAGATGATGAATGAGTTATTAGAAGAATTAAGAAGCGTTTAGGAGAGGTAAGACAGGAACGCTTGCTTATCGAACCATAGTTCCTAAAAAATCAAGTATTTATGAAAAAGGAGAAAGTAATTATGAACGAAGAAATAATGTTTACAGTTTGTAATATTCCAAAGTTCTTAGAGGAACAGATGAATAAAATGAAAGACACTATTACAGGTGGTATGAATGAAGATAATCTTAAAGGCTATGAATATGCAGTTGAAACTATGTTAGGTATTCTTAGACAGACAATTCATGCTGTCGAGATAGATGGTGAAATTCTTGTGCATAGCGACAAGATTGCTGATGAGAATGATATTGAAGAGTTTGATTTACATGATTTGTTAGAACTTTATGGTTGTAGAGTTGTGGCACAGAAAGAATTTGAAGAATAATTACTTAGAAGGAGTGTTTGATAAATACAAAATTAGGATTTGTGGAGGTAGATATATGATTACGCAGATAGGATTTTTAAGAAAGGGAGATGTGTTCACGTTTGAGGGTAATATTTACAAAGTAGGACATTTGTTGGAAAGTACAAATGGGTATGTTTCCTGTATTGATGTTAATACAGGAAAGAAAAAAAGATTGCATATTGATGTTGATGTAGAAATTGAACAGGCAAACTGAAATTTGTTGAAAGGAGCAAAGTAGAATGAAGATTTTAAGCAAGAAGAAATGTGAAGAAATTTTAAAAAGAATTACTGCAAATGAAATTATTCAGACTGAATACGGACTGCACGACATGGAAGCAGAAACAAAAGCGACAGAAAATAGAGCAGAAATAGCTTTTATTGTCGGTGGAATTAAGGGAATGGATAAGGTGCAGAATACATTAAGAAAAAGATATAACAACTAACCGAAAATCAAAGAAAGGAATAGGTTGTGCGCACATAAAACCGAGGTTTCCTTTTGGTAGATTTTATGAATTTTGAAAATTATTCTTGTGATAATCAAATGAGCATATTTGACTTCACAAGAGAACCAATCAGCATAACAAAGCCCATTCGCTTAATAGAACTTTTCGCCGGCTACGGCAGTCAGGCAATGGCACTAAAGAGAATAGGCGCTAAGTTTGAACATTACAGAGTTGTTGAGTTTGATAAGTACGCTATTGCAAGCTATAACGCAGTACATGGTACGGATTTCCCCACAATGGACATAACAAAGGTTCATGCAGAAGATTTGAATATTTGCGGCACAGAAACCTTTACTTACCTACTTACTTACTCGTTTCCTTGCACGGATTTATCGGTTGCCGGGAAACAGGGGGGAATGTCTAAGGGAAGCGGTACGAGAAGCGGTCTGTTGTGGGAAGTTGAGAGAATACTAACAGAAATTAGAGATAGTAACGGAGAATTACCACAGATTTTGTTCATGGAGAACGTTCCACAAGTACATAGCCAGGATAATATGCCCGATTTTATAAAGTGGCTAGACTTTCTCGAAAGTCTGGGTTACACAAATTACTATCAAGATTTAAACGCTAAAAATTATGGTGTAGCACAAAAGCGTGAAAGATGTTTTATGTTTTCGTTCCTGGATGAATGCAATTATAATTTTCCACAGCCTATACAACTTACAAAAAGAATACGTGATTATCAAGAAAAGGTAGTTGATAACAAATTCTATGCAAGTGATAATGCATTGAAAGGATTTGCGGAACACGCAAAAAAGCAGAAAGAGAAAGGAAATGGTTTTCATGCAGTTATTAAAGATGTTGATGACATATCACCTACAATAACAGCCAGATATTGCAAAGATGGTTCTGATTGTCTTATAAAAGTTGCCGGAAGAATACGAAAGCTAACACCGAGAGAGTGTGGACGGCTGATGGGTGTATCTGATGAAGATATTGACAAAATGGCGGCAGTCAACAGTAATACGCAGTTGTATAAGCAATTTGGAAACAGTATTGTTGTAGATGTTATGTGTGCTATGTTTAAAAACTTAAATATCAACCAATAAAATAAGGAGAAATGGCTTATGAAATTTACAAAATTCATTAAGCCAGAACTTGAACAAATCAAAGAAAATGCCAATTTCACGGAAGAAGAGGAGAGGATTTTCTCTCTTCTCTGCCGTGGTTTTTCACAAAAGCAAATATCCACAAAAGAAAATCTATCCCTAAGAACGATAGAGTACAGAGTGAGAGATATAAAAGATAAAATAGAAAGAACGGGGGTATTTGATTGGATGAAAAAGAACTGTTGAAATATGCCGTTGAAAATGGTATTCTCGACATAGCACTTGTGCAAGAACAAGTTGAAATGAACAAAAGAGAAAAGATACTAAAGAAACACCCATATGATATATGGGAAGGGAAAGATGGGTATTGGAGAACCTATATTCCATGCAAGGAGAAAGGGAGAAAGCTACTTAAGAAAAAAGATAGGGTCGATATTGAAAATGAGGTTATCGATTATTTACAGATTCAAGAAGAAAATCCAACCATTGATGAAGTGTTTGAAGAGTGGAACGACAGGCGGTTGGCACTGAACAAGATTGGAAATGCAACGCACCAAAGGAATCGCAACTTTTATCAAAGGCACTTTAAACAAATGGGTAAAAGGCACATAAAATCAATATCGGAAGATGAATGGGGAGATTTCCTAGAAGAACAGATTCCGAAGTTTAACTTGACGGCAAAGGCGTTTTCCGGACTAAAAGGGATAACCAAAGGGTTTCTGAAACGAGCCAAAAAGCGGAAGTTGATTGATTTTAATGTTGAAGAATTGTTTGAGGAGCTTGATACATCTGATTCCGATTTCAAACGAACGATCAAGGAAGATTACGAAGAGGTTTTTGACGAGAATGAAACTGATATCATGATTAAATATTTGGAATGCAACCTTGATTTATCAAACATAGCAATACTTCTAATGTTCGTGACCGGAATGAGAATCGGAGAGGTTGTGTGCCTAAAACATGATGATTTTGACGGTAATACGGTCAAGGTTCGGCGAACCGAAACAAGGTATCGTGGAGAGGATGATGCAAAATATACGGTTGCGATAAAGGATTTCCCAAAGACGAGAGCTGGGGCGAGAACAATTATCATCCCAAAGGACTACGAGTGGTTGTGTGATAGGATCAGAAAAACGAATCCATTTGAAGAATTTGTGTTCATTAAAGAAAATGGAGAGCGCTTGAATGCGAATTGTGTAAGAATGCGATTACAGAGATTGTGCGATAAGTTAGGAATCTATCGAAAGTCTCCACATAAGATCCGAAAGACATACGGAACCATCCTTCTTGACAACAATATTGACGAGCGGTTGATCCTTGGTCAGATGGGGCACGCAAGCCTAGGAACTACAGAGGAACATTACCACAGAAACCGCAGATCTATCGAGAAAAAGTCAGATATTTTAAGTAGTATACCAGACTTCAAAGCACGAACAAGTTAGTCGTTTGATTACTATTTTGAAAAAAGTAATCAAAAGTAATCAAAGTAAAAACGCTACAAGCCGCATAAACACTGAAAAGTTGATGCTTTGTGCAAGGGTTCGAGTCCCCTTATTGGCTTTTAGAAAACCGCATAAAATCAAGGTTTTCTATAGATTAGGGGAAAGAGAGTAATCAAAAAGTAATCAAAAGGTAATCAAAAAAGGCTCGGAAGCCTTGATTTTACTAAAGAAAGGAGTTTCTTGTACAAGTGCTAAAAGTTAATTGAATATGATTACTATGGAAGTTTGGACGCATTGAGCGTCTTTTTTTATTGCGGTTTTTCTGCTTATTTTTTGCGGAAGAACCGTATTTTTTTATGCAAAAATATAAGCATAGGAGGGATGCGGAATGTTATTTACGGATGAAATTCTTGAAAAAATCTTAATAAGAGAAGATGTGTCAAAGGTTCCGCTTGTGTATCAGTCAGCAATGATTCACGCAATCAAGGAAGTATTGGAGGAAGAGAATGTATCAGATGCAAAATCAGAATATGGCATTTAACCCAAACCCAAGCTATGCCGCATATCAGTACAACCCAACGCAGAGGTTTCAACAACCAGAGCCACAGATTCCGCAGATGCAACCGCAGTTTCTTGGAATCCAGGGAAAAGTAGTACAGTCGGAATCAGCGATCATGGCAAATGATGTGCCTATGGATGGAAGTGTTGCGTTTTTCCCGATGCAGGACATGAGTGCAATCGTAGCGAAACAATGGGATGCCAATGGAACAATCAGAAAGACCGTTTACAAGCCTTTTAATGAACAGATGGCAGATTCTTCAAGTGATGATAAAAGAATTGAAATAGGGCTATCTGATGATGCGACAAAGGCTATTACTGACAAATTAGATTGCTTGTTTGGAAAGATAGAAGAGTTGGAAGATAAGTTATCTTCGCAAACGCAAAGAAAATCTTCACGAACACAAAAGGAGAGTGAGTCTTAATGAATCCTATGCAGATGTTACAGGGAATGAGAAACCCACAGCAGTTTTTACAACAAATGATGGGGAATAACAGCGTAATGAGCAACCCTATGGCGCGCAATGCTATGCAAATGGCACAGAAGGGAGATTCCAAGGGCATCGAACAGATGGCTAGGAATTTGTGCAAAGAAAAGGGGATTGACGCAGATAGGGCTTTTGAGTCGTTTAAAAGCCAATTAGGAATGTGATACTAATTCTTGCAAGATTATGTATATAAAAAATGAATTATGGAGGTAAATTCTATGTTTAACACAGGTAATTGTGCATCCGTTCCGCTTGTTGCGAACATTGACGGAAACGGAAATAACAATGGATGGGGCGCAGAAGGCTCATGGTTATGGTTCATTATCGTTATCTTCGCTATCTTTGGATGGGGTGGATTCGGTAACGGATTCGGAGGAAACGGAATGAATGGTGGTGTCGGAAGCGAAATCCAGCGCGGATTTGACAATCAGGCAGTTGTGTCAAAACTTGATGGCATTACAAACGGACTTTGTGACGGATTCTATGCAGTGCAAACCGGAATGAATGGCATCAACACAAACATTTTGCAGACCGGGTTCGGCATTCAGCAGGCTGTCAACGCTGATACAGTCGCTAATATGCAGAATACAAACGCATTACAGTCACAGCTTGCTAACTGCTGCTGCGAAACAAGAGAAGCTATCCAAGGCGTAAACTACAACATGGCAACTAACACTTGCGCACTGCAGAACACCATGAACAGCAACACGAGAGACATTATCGACAGTCAGAATGCAGGAACACGCGCTATTCTTGATTATCTCTGCAATGAGAAAATTTCTAGCTTACAGGCAGAAAATAACGACCTTCGTAGAGCGGCTTCACAGGATCGTCAGAGTGCATTACTTACAACTCAGATGGCAGCTCAGACACAGCAGATTATCAATGCGGTAAATCCGTCTGCTATCCCGGCATATGTCGTACCTAATCCAAATGCTTATGCATATGGATGCGGATGCAACGCCGGTTGTGGCTGCTAAAAGTAGCAGCTAAAAGTAGCAGCTACGCAAAAATGAATAATTGAGTATCTTAATTGAGTTTAACTCGATCATGTCTGCTATGCAGTATTACTTATAACCCAAGGGCAGACTACAATGTTTGCCCTTATTTTGTGAAAGAGAGGTAAAAATAATGGAAGTAACAGGAATTGCATTACAAACCGTTGCCGCTGGAGAAGATGTTGCATTCACAGAAACAGCAGTAAACGGAACAAAATGTATCGTACACAGACAGGGAAGCGGAATTATCAAGTTAAGAGGTATCACAAATCAGTGTAAAGCTAGATTTTTGGTATCGTATTCTGGAAACATTCAGATTCCGACAGGCGGTACAGTTGGAGCTATATCACTTGCCATTGCAGTAGACGGAGAGCCTTTACAGTCAACACGAATGATAGTTACTCCGGCAGCAGTACAAAATTTATTTAACGTTTCGGCTCAGGCATACGTGGATGTGCCTTGCGGTTGTTGCAGTACCGTAGCCGTGCAGAATACGTCCACACAGGCTATCGAGGTTCAGAACAGTAATTTGATTGCGGTAAGGGAGGCTTGATATTATGCATAAGTTTGCGAAACAGATTATGGATTGCGTGAAAGCCCACGTTGACGGCATTGGAATTGAGAATTTTGAGGGACAAAACCTTGATGATCTCAAGGATTGGACGGAGATTGCAAAGAACATCGTGTGCTTTGACAAGGACTATAACATTGTTGAAGCCATGAAAAAGTCTGAAGACAATGAGGATATTATGCGTATGCTTGAACAGTACGAGGATTATCCAGAAAGAAGATTTTACGACCATTACCGCTATGCAAATGGCAGATTCGCACCGAAAGGGCGTGGAACACGCAGAGGATATGTAGAACCGCCATATTATCATCAGATGCCGGAAGATTACCACGAATGGGAGAGAATGCCGGAATACGACCGAATGAGAGACCTTGACCGAATGAGTATGGGAAAGATGTATTATTCAGAGCCTATGGGCGGGAATAATGGCATGAGTACCGGTACTCACGATGCAAGAGAGGGCAGAGCCGGTATGAGTCGGAGAAGCTACATGGAAACAAAGGAAATGCATAATGGAAATTCACCGGAAGATAAGGACGCAAAGATGAAAGAACTCGAAAAGTACATGAAATCTCTTTCTGAAGATGTGACCGAACTGTTTTCCGGTATGTCCCCAGAAGAGAAACAGTTGACCAAGACAAAGCTGACTACGCTTGTTACGAAAATGTAATAGAGAGGGCATTTTGCCCTCTTTGTTTGCGAGGTGGTAAATTGTTCACAATAAACAATGAAATTTGGAATTTGGTCAAAGTATCGCGTTACAGCGATATGCTACAGAGAAGTGACGGAAGTAGAACGGTAGGCATGACCGACAGAGACACGAAAACGATATATCTTGCGGATGATCTACGCGGAAGGTTCCTTGACCGTGTGTTATGCCACGAATTATGTCATGCGTTCTGCCTTTCGTACAATGTATACATGGATATTGATACCGAGGAAATTGTAGCAGACTTCTTGGCTACATACGGAAGAGAAGTATTTGAAATAGCAGACAGACTATTGATTGAACTTATGGAGGTTGCATAATGGATAAAATTTCAGAACTCTTACAGTACGTGCACCGGACGAATCCGGAAATGACTAGGGAAAAGCTGATAGAAGAGTTGAGCAAAAGCGACTATGCGGCGCGGTCTTTGATTTTTACGAAAGAAAACATCGTTGCGCTAGGGCAAAAATAAATCCGGCGGTTTGAATCGCCGCCGGAATTGTGTCAGACTTTCGGAATGTAAGAACCTTTCATTATTTCTATAGCGAGTTTCGCGCCTTCCGTCATGTAAAAATCATTATTCTTTGCACAGCAACTAAAAAGCAGTTCCTCGAACTCTGAATATAAATTTTCACTTAATAACCCTTTTAGCTTCTCTGTTAAGGGTGAGAAGTATTCAACAAAGGCATTTCCGGTTTCATTGTCAAGCTGACTTGAACATACAATTTTAATAAATTCATCCATTTTAGTAGTCTCCTTCTTCTGTTAATAAATAGTTGATATATCCTGTCGCAAGTCTGGCAAGGCTTTTACTGCCATCCAACAAATCCAATTTGTACTCTGGCCTATAGCCAAACCTCTGCACATAGAACTTTTCTTCAAGTTCTAAGTCGTAAATGTCAGATAGCTCCACGAGAATCTTGTGATATAAAAATTTTCTCGTCCACCCAAACTGTTCCATGATAATTTTTAATTTCCAATTATTTTTTCTGAACCACGCTCCGCGTGATGCGTCCAATTGCTGTTTTGAAATGTAACAATCTGCAAATAGGTCATCATTTTTCGGCAATGCCGCCTGTGGTTTCTTTATGGCTTTCTCCATATCGTTAAAGCGTTTCACGTATCGGGCAGTAAATACGATGCCTTTTTCTCCGTTGAATTTGTTCGCAAGAAAATCACATCCTAACTTGGTTACTTTGTAGCACTTGTTTTCTTTTCCGGATTCATCTTTATAGGTAGACGGAATGAAATAATCACTCGCACCTAAATTGTGGTGAGTCAAAATTTCAATGATTCCTGCAGTATGTTTTCCCCTTACATCCTGTCCTTCCAATTTTCTTAAAACTCTGTCGTGACGCATTCCCATCATTTCTGCAATCTCTAAAGTAGTGATGGTTTGTTCTATTTGTGCCATATTTGTGCCCCTTTCTGTAACTTATCAATTACTGTTGTAACTCTTTAATTACATTATACGGTTTATTTTGTGATTGTCAAGTATTGTTTGTAATTAAATAATTGAATAATAAATTTATTTATGATATTATTGAAACACGTCAAGAGAGAGGAGGCGGTACATTGTTTGCAAAAATCGTAAAACATACGCTTATTGAAAAGGAATTAAGAGTGACCGATCTAGCAAGACTTATTGACACCAGCTCACAAAATCTTTCGCAAAAAATGAAACGTGACAACTTTTCAGAAAAGGAAATGCGGCAGATTGCGGATGCATTGGGGCTTGATTTAGAAATTGCAATGAAAGAGAAGAAATAAGAAAACCCGCCAGTTAGGCGGGTTTTTGATGAAAGAAAATTTTCTCCGCGCGCCAAAAAATATTTCGTAATTTTTTTGTACCCCCCTGGGGTAGCGTTTTTGGGGTCAAGATTCCATTTTCGCGGTTTTCCAAAAACGTGTAACAAACGTGCAATTATCTTCGGAATTCCGCAAATAACACAAATACACTATATGTTATGCCATATATAGATAATGCACAGATGATATTTGATAATATCACAGATCACAGGCAAACGCCAAAAGACGCTTGCCCGGCTATAGTTATAGTCTAGCATAGACCGCATTTTACCACTTGTCAAGATAGTTTTTCCCATCGTACCGACTGTAAGTGTGTGTTATGTTTTCCGGTCTTTGCGTGATCTGCAACCAATCGCCGCCACGCTGTACGGTTATTTTGATTTTTGCAGACTCCACCCATTCCACGCCCTCAAACTTTGAGTAGCCGCACATTTTGCCGGATATTTCCAGATAACCAAGGGCAGACACCCGGTGCATGATTTCCCTTTTTCCGATATACTCATATTTTCCCATCTTTCCCACCTCCTTGTGTTACGTTTATTTGTCAATTTGCGCATGGAAACCGATTTCCATGTAGTCCGCGCTCCCGGAATCGAACCGGAACGGATGCACCAAACACGCGAAATAGGGCGGAAGAGTACCGCCTTAAATTACAACAAAATCCCCTTGGAATCCTGTTGTTATAATCATTTTTCCGTCAGATCTGCGGTACACAACGCCGCATCCGTCCGCAAAAGTTGACCACACGAGCCATCCGGGCGGTGTGAGGTTTTCACCGGTTTTATAATCCAGGAATGAGTAACGCGGAATAACGCCACTTTTTTTCTTGATCTAGCGCGTTGTTAATTGCTTGCGATTCTGTCACAAGCACAACGCCGTTTTTTGCGTGCAAAACATAGTTATTTTCATTCATTTTTTATTTCTCCTTTTCAATTTCATAAAACCGCCGCCGGTAGTGATCCGGCGGGCATCCTCTGTGGCGGCTAATTCAAACAGTTTTCAATATTTTTCGCAAGGTGCGGAAAGGCTTTTTCTATGTCTTGTACGCTGTCGGCGTAATAATCACCAACAATTTTCCCGAAAATGCGAAGATTTCCGGAATAAAACCCGCCTAAATCATTAAAATATATGTCTAATTCTGTCACCTGTTCCGGCTTGTCACCATACCACATATCAATATTTGTTTTTCCCATTTTCAAGTCCTCCATATTCAAATTTTTCCAGTTTCCCGGTAAAAGCAAGCCGGGGAATCGAACCCCGGTAAACGCCGCCGCTTGCCTAACTTGCTAAAATCTGCCGTGCTGTATTAAATACATAGAGCCGGTTGTGGCTGTGGCGTTTAAAATCTCCATTTTCAGCAATCACACGCCCACTATTTGGATATTTGAGACTTACAACCATTAAATACTTGTTTAACAGTTCATCCGGGCACTTTAGGCACTCTATAGCGTTTTCTATAGCGCTTTTCTTGCTATTGTAATAAATGCCCTCAATGCGTACTCCTTTTTCCTTTTCCAGCTTGTCAAATTCTTTCAGCAGTTCCGCTTTTGTCATAAAATCAACCATCCTTTCGTTATTTCAAGATAAATCCATAACCGCTATTTTTTGCGGCTCTCTGAAATTCTTCTTTTCCGTACTTTTGATACATCTTTTCAAGGTTCGCGGAAATGTCAAACCCTGCAAGTTTTAACTCAAACAATATTTGTATTTTGTCGTCCATGTTTCCCCTTTCTGGTCTGCCATCATCAGAGCCGGGAGACCGTCCCGCGGCTGACGCTCCAGATCGGAGCGTTTCGGCTAAAAATCAATGCTTGTATAGATTTTCAATATTTCACGCCATTTATTTTCCTTATCACACCCGAAATTAAGATCTTTGATGTGGAATATCGCATGATCTCCATATTTTTCGCGCAGGTCTTGGAATTGGTTATAAACCACTTCAAGCTCTTCCAGATCGTCAACATGGACGATGTAGCGTTTATGCTCCGGATTCCGGATTATATAATTGTCCTCTGCCTGCGGAACTGATGAAAACAGTGCCTCAACTTCAACTTTGCTTTTTCGATTGTCCTGCGTTTTTCTGTCGATCATGTAAACAACCGCCCATTTCATAAACTTCGTATAATTTTTCATATCTGTAAGCCTCCTTATAAAATTTCTGAAATCTGTAAAACCTGTGTTTCGCTTAAATGGTCAATAACCACATTTCCGTTTACATCGCTCAATTCATATTCATCCGGAAGAGTGGTAAAACCGTCAAACTGGTTCGAAATATAATAACCTTTGCTTTCTAATAATGTTTCTGCCGCTTTCATATCTTTCATGTTGTTTTCCTCGCTTTCTGTGCTTCATTTGATACTTGTATTATACAGAAATTAGGCACTAATGTATATAGGCAAAACATACAAAATTAAGCACTAATATCATATTAGAAATTATGCATTATTATTAAGCACTAATTAAGTATTGACAATTAAGCACTAACTATATATAATGTAAGAAAAAATACGGAGGTGTAGGAATATGGACGAAAACACAAAAGCGGAAAAGAACAGACAAGCGGTTAAAAAATGCATGAGCAATAAAGATAGAATAAACATTATATTGCCACTTGGAACAATAGAAAGAATCAACTCATACGGATTAAAGACAAGCGCATTTGCTAGAGAATTGATTCTTGCGGAACTCGATAAAATGGATAGAATGAAAAAATAATAAATTAAGCACTAATTAAGTATTGACAATTAAGCACTAATTATATATAATGTAATCAGATCAAAGAAACAGAGCAACGGCGAAAGCCAAGAAAGGAGAAACACCATGAAAAAATATATTGTAAAAGATCGGGGCATTGAATGGAGTTATGACAACAAAGAAAAGGCTGCTAAGAAAGCCGCTGATCTGAACACGGAAGTAACAGAAAAAACCGTGTGGAGATATTACGCCCCATATTATACAAGCGGCACTGCAAACTATCGGGAAATCACGGGTGAAACTTTAATAGACACAATAGAGAAAGGCTTTGATCAGATCATAAAAGATTATGATCTTGGCGGCGTTTCAGGCTTGAAATTGAAGTCTGTTAAATTACAAAAGGAAGATGGGTATGCGAATTTAGTTGTAGATTTTATACCACTCGGAAAACTTGGAAAAGAACTTTCAGAGGAAGAAAAGGCAGTAAAAATTGAATGGGTTACAGATGATGAGTTCCAAGGAGAATATATTTTTACTTTGAACAAATAAAAGGATGGCGGAGCCATAAGCTCCGCCGTTTGGGGTTAAGGAGTAAATAAAACATGGCAAAAGTTGTTAAAAAATGTGTTGTTTGTGGGAAAAAGTTTTATTGCGAATCATCGCGTGACATTGTGACCTGCTCGAAAGAATGCCGGTTGATACATTTGAGCCAAACACATACGGGGTTAAAGCGCTCCGAAGAGAGCAAGCGCAGGATGTCAGAAACAAGGCGCGCGAATCCGCGAAATACAGAAATACAGCGAAAAGCTACAGAAGCCGCAAAGAACAGTCCGAAATCCGGACGGTTTGAAACAAACAGGGCGGCGATAGATTGGCATTTAGTAAGCCCAGAGGGAGAGCACTTTTATATTCACTCCCTGTCCTTTTGGCTTAGGGAAAATTGCAATAAATATTTTGGAGTAGAGCCGGACAGCAAGCAATTTTTTAATATAATTGCGGGGTTGAGCCGCGTTAAAAGATCGGTTCTTGGGACACTTCCAGAAGGGCAACGCCCCGGATATAGTTATAAAGGTTGGTCAGTGATTCCGACCGAGGATGATAAACAGGATAAATAAAAGATTGGACAAGGGCAGTTTTCCGGCTGCCTTTTCTTTTTTGCCATGTCCAAAATCAACAACTCTACCGGGCATATCTTACAAAATCTCCGAAAAATCGTAAACAAACTATAAAACTTTTCTTAAATTTTTATAAACAAGGCTAGGCTCATTAGGTCTTTGACAAGTTCCAAAATGATAGAATAGTATCAGTTTTTGGTAAAAATCGTCTGACAATCGTCTGACATAAGGCGACACAATCGTCTGACGTCGCTTTTTCAGAACTATGTTTCTCTTTCTCTCTCTTTTTCTTAATCTTTTAAATTATTAATAATACACTGTATCTAAATCCTATAGGTTTATAGTAAGTGTATATCCGCATACGCGCGCGGCGTAAGTATATAATACCACCGTAAAAAATTAAGGCTTGACTTTAAACCCGGAAATAGTGTATACCAAAAGCAGAGAGATTAACAGATTGGAGGTGTGAATATATGCAGGATGTAGAGAGTGTAGATCTTACAAGCCTTATAGTGGATCTAGGTACAGTACAGATATACACATCAACTGTACAGGATTTAATAGACAACGCTTGTATAGAATTTCACATCGAAGATTTACTAAAAGCTGGACAGAGACAATGGAAAGCTGTTATGCAGTATGTTGGTATGCATCTATTCCCTGATACATCGGTACTAAAAGACAAGAGCTTGAAACCTCTTGGTAATGCAACTATACCGACTAATTGTAACAGATATGACAGAGAGGTATTATATAAGCTTTGTGATTATTATATATATCTCTCCAATGTGTACAGCAAGTTGGTGAGTACAGTAGCATTCAGTTATTTTTGTAATATACCTACAACAACATTTGACCTGTGGAAAGATGAGGAATCAAGTTCGTTGGCTTTTAAGATTTGGCAAAAATTGCAGCGATCACGCAAGGATTGCATCCTTGATCGTGCGTACGACTCCAACAGCCCCGTCGGCACCATGTTCGTAGGCAATAACGAATTCGGCATGAATCAGCCCGGCATTGGAGATAATGCCACCCAGAGAAGGGCAATCACAGCGCAGGAGCTGCCAAGGCTGGACGAGAAAAAGAGCCAAGAATTGCACGCAATTGACACACAATTCACAGATGCAGTGGCAAATAATACAGTTTAAATTGTGTGTGATTATTCTACAATTTACAAATGCAGTAATACCAAGGGTTGTAGCGTTTCTACTGTTCGTAAACTATTCGGAAAAGTTAGGTTTTGCGAATAGTTGCAAGGGTATGACATGAATTGTATTAAAACAATTTGATTTTCACACAATGACAACAAAACGAAACGGAAAATATTTCAGATTTCCATGTTTGCAGGAAAAGGATGGGGAGGGGGTCTGACAGAAAGGACACCGGGCGGCTACTAAGTCCCTTAAATACCTCAAAAAATAAAAAGCCACTTACAAAACAACACCCATTGACTTTCACCGTAAATAGGCTATAATAAATTTATAACAATTCACTTTCACGTTGCGAATCGCAACTACATTTCCAAAAATTTTTTTAAAAACAAAAAAGAGTGTTTCGGACAGGAGAATGATATATGACCGGTAATGAGTATCAGGCTTTAGCCATGCGGACAAATGATCGCAAGGCGACAGAAAGAATTTCGGATAAACTTGATTTGCTTAAATTTTGCAAAAATAACAATATCGCATCTGCGTTGCAAGATTATGACCTTGGCGGTATCTTTAATGCTTGCCTTGGGTTATCCGGTGAGGTTGGAGAGTTCAACGACATGATTAAAAAGTGGATTTTCCACGAGAAACAGCTTGATATTGACCACGCAAAGAAAGAAGCTGGAGATATCTGTTGGTATCTTGCAATGCTTTGCGAATCCTTCGGCTGGAGCCTTGATGAGATCATGCAGATGAATGTAGACAAGCTTAAGGCACGTTATCCGGAAGGGTTTGACATTGAAAGAGCAAACCACAGAGCGGAAGGTGATGTTTAATGGCAAGATGCAGCAATGAGTTGATGAAAACCGAGTATTCCGAAACCTTTGATGAAAAACGCAAAGGATTGATTGAACAGTCGTATTACAAATACGGACCGGCAAGAATGAACTTTTCTACCGGAAATGTGGATGCAATCGAAAGTTTGAAAATGAATCTTTCCAAGTTTGAAGAGACCGGGAATCTTGAATATCTGTGCGACGTTGCAAATTATGCCATGTTCCGGTTCATGTTTCCGCAACAGGGCGAATATTTCAAACATACGAATTCTGATGAATCTGCCGGACTTTTCGGTATGAGCGTAAACGAAATGGAACGGTTCAAACAGGAACACGGCTTTGAGGATGGGAGATATTGATATGATTTTAAAGATAATCGCTACGGCAATAGATGCCATTATGATGCTTAGCCTTATGATGCAACAAGTAAAGCAGACAGACAATAAATGCGCAATTGGGTATTTGCTTTCATACGCGATCTTTGCAATGAATATTATGGTCATTTGGAAATGATGGGCTATCGCCAAACGGTAAGGCACAGGATTTTGGTTCCTGCATTCCGGGTTCAAATCCCGGTAGCCTAATTGGTTACATGCTGACGTTTCATGTAGCCACGTATGTTTTCCATACGTACCTGAACCCTTGGTTGAGTGATTCAAGCATTTGGGTTCCTCCTTTCGCCACTAGGACGATTCTGTTAAGGACGGTGCGAGACCGTCCGGTGGTATTCTATCATGCATCTATCCCACGGTGCATGAGCCATGAAATTAGGTGGTGGCGGAATAGGTAGACGCGCAGATGGAAGAGACAGGACAAAGATTAAAAACTCATGGTTGAAGTCCTATGGGTTCGATTCCCTCCAATGTGAACAGTGCACGGTTTATGTGAGGTTCAAATCCTCACCCACCTACTCGGTCAAATTATGCTGTCTGCTTGCAGGCGGTCTATGTTTTGGCTGAAATACGATGCTTGTCTATTGCTCTGCAATAATTTAATTCGGAGTAGAACCATGGAAATAGGCTTGCATGGTAACATTGAGTTGCCGGTGAAATGCTGTAAACCGGATAGTGCAAGGCATAGCACGATAAACATTATTGCTAACCGTCTGATGGCGGTTATGGGGATTTAATTCAGTGGTAGAAGACACGGCTTATATCCGGGTTGTCGCGGGTTCGATTCCTGTAATCCCCACAGGTGATGTTGCCAGTACACCCCTAGTGTGTTTATTACAGAAATGCAGGTGCTAATCAATATACCGGTTAAACTTAGCACAGGTAACTGGATTGAGCGGTTGTCATTCAAAAGATGGCGGTAACCGCTGACTAAAAGAACCTTGCACTTAGTGTAGTGTGGAGCAAGGAAAAACGGAAACTACACGACATGGCTTGTTAGCTGAGATGGGTTAGCGACAGACTGAAAATCTGTATAGGGCGGCTCGATACCGCTACAAGCCATTGAGCGGTGTTAGTAGCACCGTGCCATTCTGAAACGCAAGGAATGGTTCGGGTAGGGAACTTCCATGCCCGGCGCGTGCAGATATAATCCTAACTGGTAAGGAAACTGTTTGCTAAACAGTCAGTAGCCGAAAACGGTGTTTCGGTTCGAGTCCGAATATCTGCGTTTATCCTTATCTCCACTTAGTCGGGTGCTACTGCAATAGTTCCGGTCGATGGGAGACTTATGGATGGTAGCGGTATCATTGGAAACAGAAAACCCTTCCGTGATTAGAAATTGCAGATTTGAAAGCGGTTGGCATGGTTTTGACTGACAGGGTTCGATTCCCTGTGCCGCTATTCGATGATAAAAACATTGCGGAATGTTTATATCAAACGAAAGACACGGAATCTCACGAGGATTCCGATTTTTGCTATGATTGGGGTGTGAATTATGACAAGTTGCTTGTGCTGTGGAATGCTAATACTTGACTCCGAAGTTAATAGGTGCCCTTATTGCAAATACCTATTTACACAGATTCCGGCAAGGAACGTTCCAGAAAGTCAGCCGGATAAGGTGGAAACGGCAATATTTGAAAACGTGGTATTTAATAAAGGGGAGTGGCGGAAGAATGTGTGATTTTTGTCGGAATAAAAAGAAAATCATTGATGGTAAAGGAAATTTAGTCCTTTTTGGAGCTGAAAATAACATGATTTTCGACAATAGCGATGGGAAAGAGGTTGCAGGAGCCGTAAAAATTAATTTTTGCCCTATCTGCGGAAGAAAGTTGGTGTGATATGTGTGAATTTTGCGAGAAAAAATTTCCTATCATAACACATTATGGCAAATTTAAGATTGATAAGTTGTCAAATAAGCCTGTAATTACATGCGACTTGAATAAATGTCCGCCCTTTGCGGTGTGTAGCAGTAAAGATATGAATGTTGAAATGGTAATGAAAATAGCTTATTGCCCTATCTGTGGTAGAAAAATGGTGTAGTAATGGCAGAACCTTTAAGTAAATTAGCAGAAAAATGTAAAAGTTGCCCAAAATCTGAAAAATGTGACCATAAAAGAATGGAGTTATGCGCTTTAGCGGATTTGCCACCGCAAAATTGTGCAAGCGCTACACAAGACATTTTGATAGACAATATGGCACCTATATTGAGGGAAGAAATAAAAAGCCCTTTAAGCCCATTTCGGTACAAAGACGAATTAGAAAAAGCACTAAATGATTTGCATTTTGGAAATATGTTTATGAATGGTGCTTAGAAAGTTGGTGGAAGAATGAAACCATTAGAAGAAATATTTTTTAGAGCTTGCGTGAATGAGCAGAAAAGAAAATTGCCTTCAAGCAATCGAGAATTGAGCATAAGAACTATTGGAAATATTTTTGAAAGACTTGGATTCTCATATAAGCAGTTAATGTATTATGTCAGAAAGTGGTGTGACAAGGGATTTTATGATTACGGAGTAACACTTGACTTGGGATGGTTTGAATTTGGTAAGCTGACCGGAGAATATAAACAGGTTTATGATTCTATGACAAGTACGGACGGATGGAAAGATGGGGAGTTGGCAAATTATATTGTCAGCAATTCTTTTAATCGAAAGAGAATAACACCACTTGATATTCTATATATGTACGGATTGGTTTGAAAGCTGGTGGAATATGTGTGATTACTATGGCAATGAATCGAAACAAATAATTGATGATAGAGAGAAGGATTCTATTTTGTACATTTCCGATTCAGAAAAAGAAATGAGAATTTTTCTTGAATATCTCAAAAAGAAAATGGATAACAACGGAAAAGAATGTTTCTTAGATGGAGAACATGATATTTTAAAAACAGAAAATTACAATGTTGTCTGTAAAAGTATTCATGGTACTATACTTGGAGTCGGATATGGGTATTGTCTACATTACTGTTTTTCGAGAAATTTTGATAAGAGTAAGTGCAACGATATGGAAAAATGCTCGACGGAAGAAATTCTTGCGCACACAAGAGAGGGTGCAAAAGAAATATCGGAACTTGATATTTTATGTATGCTAGGGTTAGTTTGAAAGGCGGTGGAATGATGAAGCAGGAAAAAGAAATTTTATGCACATGTATTAATCATGAAAATTGTCCATTAGACCCGGTTAGTTGCGGATGTTCAATAGAAACTACGACTTTTGAAGATGCTTGTAGAGGTGAAAGAACATTCATTCCGGGAATCGAATGTGATAAGTGAGGGATTTTATATGAAACATCAAAAAGAATGGTGTACTTGTGATCGTTGCGGTGCAGAAATTAAAAAGGGAATACTGTGCGGAAATTCGGTTACAAGAAACGGCGTTTTTAATACCACATACGACTTGTGCTATAAATGTATGGAAGATTTTGAGGAGTTTATGAGAAATGACTGTTAATATGGGAACCAAAACCTATGAAATGAGCCGCAAGCAGGCAAAAGCCATCCTTGAAACTGCTAAGAAACTTGCGGATTGCAATATATATGGCATCGAAAAAGGCAATATAGTGATTATGCTGAATGAAAAGTATGATGACGATATGAGCCTTAAAAAAGCCGTAGAGGAGTATAAGAAGAAAGGGTTCAAGGTGCATTGGAAATGAAAACACTAGTTGATTTTATCAAAAATTTGAAATCTTTTTATCAGTTTTATAAAGATTATAAATATAACGGTGCTGAATGTGAGTTTATTATCCAGAATTATCAAGAAGTTTTATGTAGCCGAACAAAAACTATGAGCAAGCCGACATATTATGCAAATTCCGTTATTGGAGAGATGGATAGGTGGTATGAAGATTCTTGGAAATCTATGTATAAATGCGAACCATTTGAGCCAGAAGAAGAAAAAATTATGATAAAATCCGATGGCAAAACCGCACAAGTGTTTATTGACGGCAAAAAAGTAAGCTGCACGGACATGGAGTTGCATTTTATCGCTCATGCAAAGCAAAGTCCAATGATTAAAGTTGATGCACGATGGCATAAAACGGATGAAAACGGAAATGCAATTCTGAATGAGGATAAGACTGCGATATTAACAGAGGGTATAAAAATAAATTGTTGAGGGGGCGAGATTATGAAAATATCAGAGATGAATATTTCGGTTAGATTATACGCAATTTTACACAAACACGGAATTGAAGCCATTGAAGATATGAGTAATTACACACCCGATGACATCATTCGTTGGAAAGATATTGGAAGGAGAACATTAGAAGAATTATTAAGTACAATGAAAAGCAATGGCATCAAGTTTAAAGGAGAATAAATCATATGAAGAAGAAAATTTTAGTAGTAATGTTGGCAGTTGGAATGGTAGCAACATCATTAACTGGATGTGCTTTCGAAACTGAATCAAAAAAGGTTACATATAATATGAAACAGGAAGCTGAGAACTTTAATGTTCTTAGAAGATTTGCAGTAATCAACACTCGTACTGATAAGGTTGAGTTTGAAATGATTGGTGCATTTAGTAGAGAGGATGCAACAGATGATCAGGTGACACTTGTTGTAGAGATGGAAGATGGTACATATAAGAGACATATTATTGGACTAAATGAAGATACGATGTATGTCATTGAGGATTTAGGTGGTGCTGAAGTGAATAAGTACAAGTATGAGGTTAATTATATTCCAGAGTCGATTGTACCATTTGAGATTACAGATAAAAAGTAAGCAAAAGAAACCGAAGTTTCCTTCGGGTGATAAGAAAATGAGAGAATACATAAATGTACTTGAAAACAGAATTGATGAATTAGAGAGATAATCAGACCAAGAAAATAGTCTTTAAATAATTTCCGAAACACTAAGAGGTGCGTACAATATTGGTGTGCTAAGAATAGCTTTTACTACTGACTACGCATATTACCGGCTACAGATTGATTGTAGTCGCTAACCTAAAACAGTTATAGGCAGAGGTCAAGGCACTTCTGCTTTTGCGGAGGTGCTTTTTGTTTGGCAAGCATTGAATTAATAAATCAACTAAAAAGTAACGACAGTTACTTAAAACGTAAAGGGATACATCAAATTGTTGTTGATGGTGAAGCTGAAAGAGTATCAAATGCATATGTTTCATCTGTAAGACGTGGAATTTCTGATAAAGATATTCCGTTTTCCCTTAAATTATCCAGCAGAGTTAAAAAAATTATAGATAGTCTTATCTTTGAAATAACAGGATTTCATATACCGGCAATGGAATACTACTGTTTTGAAAACGATATAGAATTTCAACTTTTAAATGACTACTATGAGATTTTATTGCTTGAATCTCCGTATCTTGTTGATAGTTTTTTTAGATACATAGAATTAGACACAAAAGATCCATATAAAAGATTTTATTTTCCGCGACAAAAAGTTTTAAAGCCGGTTGTATCAGCGTATCAAGAAATTTATGACGGGAAATTGGATTTTCTGTCTGTATCGCAACCGAAAAGAACCGGAAAAACAACAGGCGGTTTGAAATTGGCGGAGATGATGGGCGGACGCGACCCGGACGGAAGCATATTCGGTGTCGGAAAAGGAGAAGGACTTGTAAAAAGATTTTACGGCGGTTTATTACAGGATTTTGAAACAGAACAAACATATAAGCGATTCTTAAATGTTTTCCCGGAAGCAACAAAGATAGGCGAAAAGGACTATAAAAGTGCTGAAAATCTATCAATCGACCTTAAGAGCAAAAATATCTTCCCGACATTTACATGCCGTCCGATTGATGGTGCAATCGTAGGATGTACCGAAGCAAATGTGCTTGTTTATATTGATGACTGCGTTAAAAACCATGAGGAAGCACGAAATAGAGATAGATTAGAGTTTCTTTGCGAGAAAGTAACAGATGATGTTCTCGGTAGACGATTAGAGGGAACGCCTATTATCATACAGGGAACGAAATACAGCTTGTATGACCCGATTACGGCTTTGCAAAATAAAGCTGATGAATTGGAGTGGCGGTGGAAAGAAGTTGCGATTCCGGCACTTGACCCAATCACAGATGAAAGCAATTGGGAGATTTATCGAAAAGATAAAAAGGGATTGCGGAAGATATTCACAACCGTTTACTACCAAAAGGAAAGAAAACTTGTTTCGGAAGAAACGTGGGCGGCAGAGTTCCAACAAGAACCATTTGAAGCAAAAGGGAGAATGTTTGCGGAGAATGAGCTTAATTATTTTGAGGAACTTCCTGTTGATCGAGAACCAGATGCAATTATGGCGGCTTGTGATAGTGCAGATAAGGGAGAAGATAGCTGCTCAATGCCAATTGGCTATGTGTACGGCAACGAGGTTTATATCGTAGATGTAGTGTTCGACAATGCCGGAACACAGTTTACCAAGCCGGAATGCGCAAATATGCTTATTAAGCACAACGTAAAGACGGTTACATTCGAGAGTAACAGTGCCGGAGAATATTTTGGTCGAGATGTAATGGAAATTGTAAAAAAGCAAGGCGGAAGATGTAGCGCGCGATTCAAGTTTAATTGTTCAAACAAAATAACTCGAATGGAAAATGCGAGAGATAATATCATTCGTGATTATTATTTTCGCGATTTCAAGAAAATGGACAGGCAGAGCCAATATTACAAGTTTATGAAAGAACTTACAACCATGACAAGAAGTGGAAAAGTAAAGCATGATGATGCACCGGATTCAGTTGCTTTGTTTGAGAACGAGATGCGAAGCGGAACACAAGCAAAGGTAGAAGCGGCAGTAAACCCATTTAGGAGGTATTAGGATATGACAACAGACAAATATCTTTCACAGATAAGCAGAATTGATCATGCGATTGCAAATAAGCTGGAAGAAATCAAGAAGCTATCCGACATGGCAACTTCCATATCCATATCCCCGAAAGAGGTGGATGTGCAATCATCCGGCAATCCCGACAAGATGGGGGGCGCGGTATCGAAAATTGTTGATTTACAGAATGAGATCCAGACGCTTGTAGATGAATTGGTTGATAAAAGACGGATTATCATATCGCAAATTGACAGTATGGATAATACAGATGTATATATCGTGCTTTCATCACATTACGTCAATGGGAAAGATTGGAACTTGATTTCCGTTGAGATGAAATATTCCTACAGGAACATTATGAAACTTAGGAAAAGAGCATTGCAGGAGTTTGAAAGACGTTATGGACAGCTTTACTCTGGAAAGAGTGCATAAAAGTGCACAATAGTTCACACTCTTTCACAACATTTCCTAAAATTTGCATGGTATACTAAAAGAGTAGAAAAGCAAATTCCTACAACCCCCAAAAGCATATAACCCGTAAAAGACACTGTCAGAAATGGCGGTGTTTTTTATTTACAAGAAAGAGGTTGCTATGAAAAAAGTAACTATATATTGCCCGGATTGTGGAAGAATTGCCGGACATTATGATGGGAGATCTACGATAGATCATCCGTGTAAATGTAAAAAATGCAATCATATTGTGATTTATCGCGTGGCAACAGGCAAAATTGAAACGAAGCCAATACCGAAACGCGCTTGCAGTAGTGGAGTTTTATTTATATGAATACACAGTATTTTCATGACCTTGTAAAAGGCAGATACGGAAGAAAAATTGCATATGCTAACGTAGAACAGATTACGGCAGACAATATCGTGAATGTTGTCGGAAACTGCATTGGTGCATTTTATTTCAACAAGACGATCATCCGTTATCTGTGGAACTATTACAAGGGCGATCAGCCTGTATTGTACCGAACAAAGGTACAGAATGCGGATATAACCAATAAGGTGCCTGAAAACCATGCCTATGAGATTGTTCAATTCAAGGTTGGTCAGACTTACGGTGAGCCAATTCAGCTTATCAGTAGGAAAGACGATGACCGTATAAACAATGCGGTTGATGAATTTAACGATTATCTGACCGATGCCAATAAGCAGGAAAAGGACATTAAGGCAGGGGAGTGGCAATCAGCAACCGGAACGTCATTTAAGGCGGTACAGATTACAAAAAATGGAGATATACCATTTAGAATTGTTGCACCAACACCAATGAACACTTTTGTTATCTATAGTCGTTCCACAGAAGAACCACTTTTAGCAATCCAAGAGCTTAAGGACGCCGATGGACAGATGTATAAACTATGCTACACGGATTCATACGAATGCAAGATTGTAAATGGAGAGGTTCGAGATTGGCAACTGCATGGTTTTGGTGGAATCCCGATTGTTGAGTTTCCGAACAACCATGAGCGCATTTCTGATATTGAGCTTGTGATCGGACTATTGGATGCAATCAATACGATGCAGTCAAACCGAATGGATGGCGTTGAGCAGTTTGTTCAGTTTTGGATAAAGTTTGTAAATTGCGACATTGACCCGGAAACCTTTGAAAAAATGAAGATTTCCCATGCGCTGACGGTAAAATCCAATAATGAGCAGAATAAATCAGATGTTGATATTATGACACAAGAGTTGAATCAGACAGAGTGCCAAGTCGCAAAGGATGATTTGTGGGATAATGCACAGTCCATTCTTGCTATACCGAATAAGAACAACAATAATTCCGGTGGAGATACACAGGGAGCGGTTGAGCTTAGAAACGGATGGGACTTCTCAAAGTCGAGAGCCAAACTAAAAGACCCAATTGTAAAGTCGGCTGAAAAAAGACTTGCGAAAGTTGTTCTGAACGTAATTCGCATACAGGATCACGATTTGGGACTGAGTTTGCGCGACTTTGATGTTCAGATTAACCATAGCCCACAAGACAATATGTACACCAAGTCACAGACACTATATCAGCTTTTACAAGCCGGTATTCATCCGCTTGTGGCAATTAAATCTGTCGGACTTTGGGGAGATGCGGAAAAGACATTCCTGTTGTCAAAGCCATACTTGGATAATCTGTGGAAAACGATTGATGATGTAGAGACACAGGAACAGAAAGCACAAGAATTGATAAATAAAATGAATACAGATGGCACACAGAGCCAGACAAACAAAGATAAGACAGTCACCGAGTAATCGGCAGCTGTTTTTATTTTATAAAAATTCGCAAAGTTGTGAGCGTAAAAATCAACAATGTCGTTCGGTGTCGTTGCACCGTATAAAAATTCGTATGACATATCGGAGGTAATGAATGAAGAGAGAAGATCTGATTGCTATGGGATTAAGCGAGGAAAACGCGGACAAGATCATGGCAGATTACGGAAGTTCCGTACAAAAAGCCAAAGCAAAGGTTGACGAGTACAAGACAAAGGCTGACAAAGCTGAAGAGCTGCAGAAGCAGCTCGATGATATCGAACAGGGAAAGCTCACGGAAGTCGAGCAGGCAAATAAGAACCTCGAAAAAGCCAATGCAAGAATCGCGGAACTTGAAAAAGCGCAGGCAATAGCCACACAGAGAGCCAATGCTGCATCTAAATTTAATGTTACCGCAGAACAGGCAGCGCAGATTGTAAAAGACGATGGCAACTTTGATTATGACGTTCTTGGAAAGATTATCTCCGAAAAAGAGACCGCCGCAGCGCAAGCCAAGGAACAGGAGATTGCAAATGGCAGTACGAATCCGGGCGGCGGAACGGCTGGCGGAAATAAAGACAACGAAAAGACAGAAGCGGAAAAAGCCGCAGAGTCGATCGGAAAGACTTTAGCTGGAACAAATGAGGCGGCTAAGTCGGTAGTAGACAGTTATTTATCGTAAGGAGGTTTTAAAGATGAAGTTTACTGAAAAAAGTGTAACAACTCAGCTTGAAATTCTGAAAAGAAAATTAGGCGGAGAGCTGTTCGAGGAAATCAAACTTGATGATACCGCATTCACAGAAGGCGTGTGCAAGGCAGGAAATCCAATCGCCGTAGATGGAAAGGTTGATAAGGAAACAAAACCAATCGGAATTTTACTTACAGATGTTTATAAGGACGAGAATCCTAACGGAACAATCCTTAGAGCGTTTGGAGTTGTAAATTCTGCAAACATTCAGACAAACACAGGAGAAGCTGTTGCAGAGGCAGTTAAGACAGCCCTTCCGTTAATCGTATTTGAATAGGAGGTAATACAGAATGAACATTAGAGATGTGTATAGTGCAAAAGCAATCGCGCTTGTAAACACAGAGGTAGCAAGTAATAAAATTGCGTATCTTGGTTCGGGATTATTCCCAGCTAAGAAGAAAATGGGACTTGATCTGAAATGGATTAAGACTTCCAAAGGACTTCCGGTTTCTCTTGCACCGTCCAATTTTGACGCAGTATCAACATTGAGAAGCCGTGAGGGATTCAAACTGACAGAAACAGAGATGGCTTTCTTCCGTGAGTCTATGCTCATTAAGGAAGCTGACGAACAGGAAATCATGCGTGTACAGGATAGCGCGGACCCGTATGCAAGCGAGGTATTAAGCAGAATTTTTGATGATGCGAACACTCTGATTGATGGAGCAAACGTAGTGCCGGAGCGTATGATTATGCAGTTGCTTGCACCGGCTGATGGATCTCCAAAGATTTCCATTCAGGCAAACGGCGTAACCTACGCTTATAACTACGATCCGAGCAACACATACAAGACACACAACTTTGCAAACCTTGAGACCGCAACAGATAAGTGGGATGACCACGAAAATTCTGATCCGCTTGACGATGTTTCTGTTGCTCTTGATGCAGTCGAAGCAGAGACAGGAGAGAGACCTTCTATCATGATTGTTTCTCGTAAGACTATGGATCATCTTAAGCAGAATAAGAAGATTCGTTCCGCCATTCTTGCGCAGAATGCCACGGCAAACATCTTTATGAACGACAACCGTGTTAAAGAGGTATTCTCCAACGAACTAGGAATCAGCATTATTGTTTACTCTAAGCAGTACAAGAATGAAGCTGGTACGGCATCTAAGTTTTACCCAGACGGATTTGCAACGCTTATCCCAAGCGGAGCACTTGGAAATACTTGGTACGGTACAACACCGGAAGAACGTACACTTATCGGAAAGCCTACAGCAGATGTTTCTATCGTAAACACAGGTGTTGCTGTTGCAATTTCCGTATCGGAAGACCCTGTACAGACTAAGACAACGGTTTCTGAAATCGTACTTCCGTCTTATGAAAGAATGGATAGCACCTATGTCATTAAGTGCTATTAGGAGGTGATCCTTTGGTTTACGAGTGCAAAACAAAATATAAGGGCAAGTGGTATATGCCAGGAGAGGAAGTACCGGAGGAAAAATCTCCGGTACCTTCTGATTTTATGAATCCACCTAATATCACTTATACAAAGACCGAAATCAACAGAATGAGTACCGCAGACTTGCAAAAACTTGCCACAGAGCAGGGAATTGAAAACGCAAAAGCGACAAGCGGCGCGGAGCTGAAAGAAATTCTGATTGCAAAATTTAATCTGTAGGAGATCGCTTATGTCATACACACTTGTCGAACAAGTAAAAATTCGTTTACAACAATTTCATATAGAAGAAGTAGAGGACGAAACAACCGGGGAAAAGTCCGATAAAGTTGTGTTTGATGAAAAAGAATGTAATCCTTTGATTGAACAGCTTTTAGAGCAGGCAAGAAAAGAGATTATCAGCAGACGGAACTATCCGGACACATACACGCAAGACCAGATTGACAGTGATGTTAAGAACTATGAAAACATTATGGTTAATTTGGCAGTGTACGACCGGTCACAGGCAGGAGAAGCATACATGGCAAGTTTCTCCGAAAACGGCGTGAGCCGGACATGGAAAGACCGTGAAAGCCTTTTTGTTGGAGTGTTTCCGTTTGCAAAAGCAATGTAATTAAAGAAGATTGAGCGTGACCATTATGGTTGCAGGCGGCGCACATTAAGCGGTGGTGGGCAGTGCGTCAAAAGGAGATTCAAATGAAAAGTATTTTGATTCAAACTTATCTTGTGGCGCTGCCAATAGTGCTTGGATATATAGTTTGGCTTCTTAAACAGCAAAAGAAAAGCAGGGATGCGAACAGTAAAGGAACAATGCTCCTTTTGCGCGTCCAGCTTATTGAATACCATGCAAAGTACACCAGAATCGGAGAAATACCGTCATATGCCTATCAGAACTTCTGTGAGATGTATGATGCGTACCATGCGTTAGGTGGAAATGGCATGGTTACGAAAATGAAACATGAGATTGAAGAGATTCATATAGGGAAAGGAGATAAAAGCCATGAGGAATTGGAAGGATTGGACTAAGAAAGCCGGAATCCGAGCAATCAAGACTGTTGCGCAGGCGGCTATTGCAGGAATTGGAACGGCGGCATTTATGGGCGCGGTAGATTGGAAATATGTTCTTTCCGCATCAGTCCTTGCCGGAGTGTTATCGCTTCTGACAAGTGTTGCCGGAATCCCGGAGGAAAACGCCAATGCTTGACATTAACAAACAGGAAATGAAGTATTCGCAATCCGGCCAGAGGGTATTTATCCCACAAACTGACGAAAATGGAGATATTGTCTATGAAGGGTACAAGGATTCCGATGGAAACTTTGTGCCTTATTTAGATTCCGAAGGTAACAAGATTCCAAAAGGCGAGGAAGTTGAAGGGTTTTCAGAACCTACGACATTCCGAGCCAATATCAGCAATAAGCTGTCGGAAGCCCTTGTGAAAGAATTTGGAATTGATGATAGTACATCATACTGTCAGCTTGTCACGGATAAAGGATATTTGCCACTGAAAGCCGGTGATGTGGTGTGGAAACGTTCGGAAGTCAAACACACTGATGATGGACTTGTGGATTCAGAAACCGCAGACTACATCGTAAAAGGTGTTGCTGATGAAGGACTGACCACGGATTTATTTCTTCTTCGGAAAAATATTAAGTAGGTGGTCGCGTGGCAAAGAAAACTATTTCAATGACACTATCCACTAAATCCATACAAGCCGCCATAAAGGAATTAGAAAAGTACCGCGATAGTTTACAGGATAAATGCGATTTACTCGTTTCTAGGCTTGCACAGATAGGTCAGACGGTGGCAATACAACACATATCGGAATCTCCAATAGGGAACACGATAACGGTAAGGGTAGATAAAGCACCACAGTTAATGGCCTCGAACGCGATTCTGATTGCAACCGGAAAAACGGTAACGTCAGAAGATAGAGAACCGTTCTATACTTTGTTGGCGGTAGAGTTTGGAGCCGGTATTTTTTATAACTCCAAAGAGAACCCGAAAGCACCGGAACTTGGATTCGGTGTCGGCACGTATCCGGGGCAAATACACGCTTTTGAAGATGGTTGGTACTATTGGGACGATAAGACCGAAACATGGCGTTATACCCACGGTATCAAAGCCACAATGCCTATGTATAATGCGGAACAACGGATTATTCAACAGTATGTAAAGATTGCGAGGGAGGTATTCGGTGGAAAATGAGTTAAATAGTTGGGCACTTGATTTTGAAGACACCTTATGTTCCCTTTTGAAATCGTACATGGAAAGCAAGGTAAGAGGAATTAAAGTGACGCAAGAAGAAGAATCGGGCGGCACCGCAGTATTCCCGACGCTTTTAGTCAGACAAATCGGTGTCACAGAAGCCGGACGAACGAATGAAGCAAAGACAATCAATGCAATTCGCCCAACATTTCAGATCACAATTACAAACAAAGGTTCAAGAAAAGCAACTAAGGACATCGCAGCATATGCGGTGTCTTTTTTTAAACAACAAAGTTTTGAAGTATCAAATGTAATCACAACAATTTCCAAGCAAGTGCGAACGGCTACATTCCGCGCAACTCGCGTAATTGGAAACGTTGAGCATTTAGATCAGCTATAAGCAGAAAGGAAGTAGGAAATCATGGCATCAACAAGTTATAGAACGCGTGTCATTGTAAAAGAGCACACGGAAAAACAGGCTGATTTTGCAGGAACATACAATCTTTTGGTTGCGGCTAAGTCAGTTCCAAGCCCTGCATCACCGCCAAACACTGTTGAATCAACCACAATGGAAGATGATCAGCAGACTTTTGAAAAAGGTATTAAGACTTCTGATTCAAGAGGAATCACAGGAAACCTTGAAAAAGAATATCTTTCAAAGGTGGATGGATATGGAGATAAAAAACTTGATATTATCCATCTGTACGGAACGGACGGTATCGGCGGTGTAGCGAAATACGCATATGTAGGAACTGCAACAGCCACACCTAACGATGTAGATGGAAACGATGAAATCCTTGAAATGACGGTAACAGTTATTCCAAGTACAGCATCAGAGCTTGTTACAGATAAGCTGACTGTCGTTGATAACAACGATGGTACATTTACCGTAACAGTGGTGGGGTAAAAAGCCTATCGGACGAGCAATCGACCGCACCGGTAGGCGAGGATGAACGGTCGATCGCAGAACTTGAAGCAATAAGATAAGCAACAATGGGGCGGTGGCAACACTGCCCCTTGCCAATATAGGGCAGAAAGGCAAGGTAAAACATGAAAGTAAAGTTAGGAAATAGCGAATATTCAATCAAATTTGGTTTTAAGCCAACATTAAAGTCACATCTTATCAAAGATGTATCAGAGTCGGTAAGCGAGCAGGATGGAAGCTTAGAATCCGTAGAGAAACTGTTACTTGAAACACTTCCTAAGATGCTTCTTGTAGGACTGCAAGTAAACCATAAGGACGAGTTTGGATATGACTACGATACAAACGAGAAATACGATGAGCAGTTTAATAAGGTGCTTGATCTGCTTTCTGAAAAAATTGACGATGGTGAGATTGACTGTATTGAGTTGTTCAACGAATTAGAGAATGAGTTGGAGTCAAACAGTTTTTTAGCGAAAATGATGGAGACGGAGAAGAAGAATCGAACACCGGCAAAGAAAACTCCATCCAAGACAGCCAACAAGAACTAACATGGGAATATTACGTTGCGGAAATCCGTCCATTTTACCTTATGGTAACGAAAGGCTACGGATTTTCCGTTGATGATATAGATATGATGAATCCAGAGTTGCTTAAGCCTTATGTGGATGCATACAAGGCAGAATGGAAGCAACGCGATGTGGAAATGTATATGTGGTTTGGCAGATATGCAACGTCAGCACTTGTGACCGCAATAGATGCTACATTCGGTAAGGGTAATAGTAAGTACGTGAAAGAAACTTGCTATGATTCCATCGAAAAGCATAATACGGACGATCCCGATGCTGAGATACGAGAAATGCTTAAGGCGGAAGAAGCATGGGCGGCTGAATCAAGGAAATCACATTTGCCAAAGCCAAAGATAGTTTAAGAAAAGAGGTATTACCATGGCAGTAATTATCGGAAGTGCGCGACACGATGAACACGGAAACTGCTATTCTGGCGGAAAAGCCGGAGACCAGACCGGACAGGAAGTGTCTACGCAGAAGTTTTATAACCATTCTAAGGGATGGTACGTGCTAAGGGCGAAGGACGATAGGGTTGCGGAGAAGTTAGCTGAAGCTATGCAGATTGCATCTGACAATAAAAATATCGGCTATGACCAATCGGAACGCTACGGAGTCATTAAGCATGGCATTAACACAAAGGTCAAGACGGAATGCGATTGTTCTTCTCTTGTACGCGCTTGTATTATCCATGCATTCGGGAAGGATGTAGGAGATTTCAATACTGCAAACGAAAGAATCATTCTTTTGAAATCCGGCTTGTTTACCGATGCTGGTTCTTACCGAATCGGAGAACTGCTTTACAACGGGGACATTCTTGTGACGCGTACAAAAGGTCACACTGCAATCGTTGTAAGTGGAGCAAAGAAAAACGCAAGCAAGTATTATTCGATGTATACCGGAAAATCTGGATCAATCGTTGAAGCATTAAAAGCGGTTGGGGAAGATGATGTGTCGAAAGAACATCGTGCGGAAATCGCAAAAAAGAACGGATTTTCCAATTTTAAGTTTACATCAGAGGGAAATTCAAAAATGCTTTCTCTTCTGAAAAAGGGAAAACTGAAAAAGTAATTCAAGGGCGGTAAGGGTCAAATCTTACCGTCTTTTTCTTATGTAGAAAGTTGGTGGATAAATGGAATTAGAGTCTCTTGAAATAAAAATCCAAGCACAGGCACAACAGGCAAGCGGTCAGATAGATGCGCTTGTGACAAGGCTTGGGAGATTATCTTCCGCGCTTTCTGGACTTAGTACCGGGAATCTGAATAGTCTTTCCACAGGGGTAAACCGACTTGCAGGGGCAATGACGGCAATGCGTGGAATTGACACACGGACTTTTTCCGCAGTCGCAAGAAACGTAAGCAAATTAGGCTCCATCAACAGCAAACAGATTAATGCTGCGGCTGGTTCTATGCGTCAGATTTCCAATGCGGTAAAAGGACTTTCTGGAATGTCGGCATCTGTTAAGGGTCTGACCGACCTTGCGTCTGCAATCAAACAGCTTGGCTACCAGAGTTCCACCAAGGCGATTGAAAATATCCCGAAACTTGCCACGGCAATGCGACAGCTTATGTCTGAACTGTCGAAAGCACCTAGTGTAAGCCGGAATATTATTGACATGACAAACGCATTGGCAAAGTTATCACGTACCGGTGGAGCGGCAGGAACGGCGGCAAAAAGCATCACAAGCTCATTTAGCGGATTTAGTTCCGGTGCTTCTGCGGTTACTAAGAAGTCGTTCTCCCTTGCGTCTGCAATCGGAAAAGTGTATGCAACGTATTGGGCTTTATTCCGAGGATTTAGGCTACTTGGAGATGCTATTGACATATCATCAAGTTTGACAGAAGTTGAGAACGTTGTAAGGCAGACATTCGGGCAGTACGAAAGCCTAATTAACAATTTCGCAAAAACATCAATTGAAAAATTCGGTATGTCCGAGTTATCCGCGAAACAGTTTGCAAGCCGTTTCCAAGCCATGGGAACAGCCCTTGATATTCCGCAAGGGCAGATGGCAAAAATGTCTATCCGGTTGACAGAATTAGCCGGAGATATGGCTTCATTCTATGATGTGAGTCAAGAAGATATTGCCAAGAGTCTGCAATCTGTATTTTCCGGTACTACGGCACCTATGCGGCGTTATGGTATCGACTTGACACAGGCAACATTAAAGGAATGGGCGTTAAAGCAAGGACTTGATGCGAATGTTTCCTCAATGACGCAGGCTGAAAAAGCCATGTTACGTTATCAGTATGTACTTGCACATACAACCAATATCACCGGAGATTTCGCACGTACAGCAGATACGTGGCACAATCAGATAACCATGCTTAGAGAGAACTTCAAAGCACTTGGAGCGGTTGTTGGTGGTGGTTTAATCAATGCATTCAAGCCATTTATCAAGGTACTTAATTCAGTTCTGCAAAAGGTTATTTCCTTCGCAGAGATGGTAACAAATGCTTTAGGTTCTATCTTCGGATGGAAGTATGAAGCAAGCAAAGGGGCAGGAATCAGCGGTCTTGCTGATGATATTGGAAGCGCATCTGACGGCATGGACGATTTAAGCAATGCCGCAGGAAACGCAGGGAAAAATACGGGTGGTATCGCAAAGAATGCCAAGAAAGCAAAAAAGGAAATCCAACAGGCAACTCGTGCATTTGATGAATTAAAGGTTATTTCAAAGCAGAGTAAAGACAACACTTCCGGTTCTGGAAGTGGTGGAAGTGGTGGCGGTTCTGGTTCCGGTGGTTCTGGTGGTGGGGATACCGGAAAACTAGTTCAGACCGACACGATTTTTAAGAAATTCAAAAGCGACATCAAAGACCTTGAAGGACTTGGAAAAGCAATATCCGGTTCCCTTATCAATGCGATGAAAGGTATCAAGTGGGATGAAGTATACGCCAAAGCATCCGGCTTCGGTAGTGGACTTGCAAAATTCCTTAATGGACTATTTGAGGGGCAGAAAGGTACAACGCTTTTCGGAGAAACCGGAAAACTGATCGCAAATTCATTAAACACGGTGCTTCATGGATTGGATTCGTTTGGAACGACATTTAATTGGAAGCAATTTGGAAATTCAATCGCAGACGGAATAAACAAGTTTTTCCAAAACTTTGACTTTGCATTATTGGCTAAAACGCTTAATTCGTGGGCGCAGGGCGCGTTTGATACAGTTACGACAGCATTAAGTAAAATTTCTTGGAAGGATGTTTGGAACGGAGCAAAGGAGTTTTTAAGTAACTTAGATGTAAAGACGGTTGCAATTATCATCGGTGCGTTGACAATCAAAAAAATCATTGGATTGCATCTCGCAAAAACCGCACTTGATATAATCGGAACTTCCATTTCGAAAGCAATAGCGTCTTCTATTGCATCTAAATTAGGTGTTGGAATTGCGGCAAACCAAGGAATTGGCGCAGCTTTGTCTACCGCATTATCCGGAAAAATAACGACGGCATTTGCGACGGTTGGAACAACCATTTCGGCAGGATTTAAGGCTTTGTTTGGAAGTAAAGCGGCAGAAGGTGCGCTTGCATTTATAAGCCCTGTTGCAAAAGCAATAACCGGAATAGGCTCCGTTGCGATTGGTGCATTTACTGCAATATCAAACTTTGTGACCATGTTAAAGAACGGATTCAGTTGGCTTAATGAAGCGCTTATGCTTGTCGGAGTTACGATTACGGCAGTCGGAGCGGTTATCTTAGGGGTAGCGGCAGCACCGGCAGCGATTATCGCAGGAATAGTAGCTGCTGTTGCAACGGCAACTGTAGTAGTCAAGGATCATTGGAAAGAAATAAAAGAAATTTTCTCAAAAGCCGGAGATTGGTTTAATACTAATGTGATTAAGCCAATAAGCGGATTTTTTGAGGGATTATGGAAATCCGTTTCCGGTTTTTTCTCTTCTTTATGGAAAGATATATCCGGTGTATGGAAAACAGTTTCTGGATGGTTCAATACTAATGTTATAAATCCTATTGTTTCATTTTTCCAAGGATTTTCGAAAAGAGTTGGTCAAATCTTTCAAGGATTGTGGATCATTGTCAAGGCTGTATGGATTGTTGTTTCTGATTGGTTTAAATCAAAGGTAATAGAGCCAATAAAGAAGAATTTTGAATTATTGAAATCTGCAGTATCAACCGCATTCAAGGTTCTATGGACAACTGTGAAATCGGTATGGGCGGTGGTTTCCGGTTGGTTTAAGGAGCATGTTACAACACCTATCAAGAATGCTTTTAGCTCAGCAAAAGAATCTATTCAGAAAGCTTTTAGCGCGGCAAAGACAGCGGTAACCGGTGTGTGGAATAGTGTTTCTAGTTGGTTTAAAGAACATGTAACCACCCCGATAAAAAATGCTTTCTCGAAGATGAAAGAAAGTGTAACTAAAATATTCAGCAAATTATGGAATAGCGTGAAAAGTGGTGTTGCCGGGGCAATGAACACCGTCATTTCAAGAATTGAAACAGCAATAAATTCATTGATCGGTGGAGTGAATACCGTTTTGAGAGGGTTCAACAGTGTTGTTTCTGCGGCGGCTAAAGTAGCAAAGGTAAAGTGGAGCGGAGTCGATCTTGTGCCGAAAGTGAGCCTACCTAAAGTAAAGGCTTATGCAACGGGCGGTTTTATGGATAAATATAGCATAGCAACAGTCGGAGAAAATGGGCTTCCGGAACTTATGGGAACGGTCGGAGGTAAGCCGGCGGTCGCAGGAAGCCAAGAAATTACTGGAATCAAAGATGCTATCAATTCAACATCTGCGCAAGAGGTTTCCTTATTGCGACAGCAAAATCAGTTATTGCAAGCTATTTTACAGAAAAATTTCGGAATTACTACAAGCGACATAGGAAAAGCTGCAAGGGATTATGGTAGAGAACATTACAATCGAACCGGAGACAATGTATATGTTTTTTAGTGACTTCTATAATAGAACGTGATATAATTCTAAATAAATCATATCACAAGAAAGGAGTCATTATGAGAAGCACAAAAAAATTATTAGTAGCGATGGGGTTGGCATTTGCCGTTTTGATTTCGGCTATGCCAATCCAAAATGCAGATGGGAAACAGATTGTTGCACAGGCGGCAACTATCAAATTAAGCAGAAAGACTCTTAATTTAAAAATTGGAGAATCCGCAACATTAAAGATAAGCGGAATAAGGAAAACTGCTAAATGGAGTAGTGGCAATAAATATGTTGCTTCTGTAAACAAGTCTGGAAAGGTTCTGGCGGTTGGAGAAGGAACAACGTACGTAAAAGCAAAAATTTCAAAGAAAACGCTTTCTTGCAAAGTTACCGTCACTTCTTCCTTTAATGCGAACAAGGTAAAGAAAAACATCTCAATTGAATACCAAGATAGTGGTCATGGAGTTGTTGCTATCTTGAAAAACAACAACAAGGTAAATGTTGATCTGGACGCAAAACTTGTATACTACAAAAACGGTAAAATGCTGGATAGCAAAAGCGATTGTAACAGAGCTTTTGAATCCGGTAAGGAATGTGTTCTTTATTTTGACGCACCGAGCGATTCTGATTATAACGATGTTTCTTATGATAACTATAAAATGTCGTTGAGTGTTGATGAAGCAACAAATGCTGTTTGTGATGTTCGCAATATAATGGTTCAATCGGACATTGGAGCAGATAATGTTACGGTTGAAGCTACAAACGATTCCGGAAAAGATTTTTCATTTGTGAAAATTTCTTGCTTAATGTATGATGCATCTGGCAACTTGATCAAATATGATTATCATTATGCAGAATGTGAAAAGAATGGAGATACCGATTATTTCTCGTTTAGTTTTCCGTACGATTCAAATTACGATACGATTTATCCGAGCAGTTATAAGATATATGTTGATGAAGCATATACATATACTTGGTTGCAGTAAAGATTAAAAAATGAATGACACTTAAGCCGTGGAAACACGGCTTATTTTAATTCCAAAATCGGATTGACACAAAATCAAAAATAGTCTATCCTTATTACTAAGGAAACAACCTTATCCGTGAAGAAGCGGATTACTTACTCGAACGCCATACTGTACGAAAGAGGAAACCAATGTGATTTCACAACCGGTTTCCTCTTTTTTATTCAGATAAAAATGTATGGAGGTAAACACGAATGAAAAAATCACAACTTATGCTTAAGATTCAAAACGGCATTGAGGTATTTGAGAATCCAATATTCGGACAGATCAGAATGGTCATGGTCGATGATGAACCATGGTTTGTTGGAAAGGATATATGCGAAGTATTCGGAGATACGAATTACAGAAGAAGCCTTTCAAATATTGATGATTCTGATAAGGGTGTGTCACAAATTGATACTCCAGGTGGAAAACAAAAAATGACGATTGTTAATGAAAGCGGCTTATATTCCTTGCTTTTTCAAATGCAACCGCAGAAAGCAAAGGGTGTGTCACAAAACGACTCCCTTATAAACGAAAGAAAAGAGAAACTTCATAAGTTCAAACGTTGGGTAACATCCGAGGTTCTCCCTACAATCCGTAAAACAGGTGGGTATGTCAATAATGATGAATTATTTATTTCCACTTACCTGCCATATGCAGATGAAAACACTAAGCTGATATTTTCGCAGACATTAAAAACTGTTAGAGAGCAGAATGAAACCATTAAAAGACAGCAGAAAGAAATCATCCATAAGGAAGATGTTATTATCGGACTCGTTGATGATATTGACTTGGCAACCAAGAGACAGCGGATAACACAGATTGTCCGTTTTGGTGCCGATGGAAAGTATCAAGAACGCTATTCGTTGCTTTATGGAGAATTTGAAAGGAAATATCACTGCAACCTTAAATCAAGGATGGAAGGGTGCACACTCAAGCCAAAAGTAAGAAACAAGATGGATTATATCGACAGGGAAATGGGAATGATTCCGCAGTTGTACGAAATCGCTTGCAAACTTTTTGAAAACGATGTAGAAAAGCTGAAATCTGAATGGGAATCAGTAGTAGCTTAAAATTTAATCAAATGGATAGCATCTACCAAACAGTAGGTGCTATTTTTATACCCATTTTTAGGAGGTAAACGATGGGATATGGCGGATATTTAGTAAAGTTTGGGAATTATACCATACCGAACAATTTAATAAAGCAGGACACGTTTAGTTCCTATGTAAATATGCAGGACAAAGACCCTTGGACTGACGAAAACGGATATGAGCATCGTGATGCCGTGGAACTGAAAGCCCTAAAGGTCGAATTTGAAACCAAAGCCATGCTGACCGAAAAGCAGTTTGATGATTTTTGGAAGAATATTGAGAAGAACTATACCAAGGCAAAGGAGCGCGGTGGCTATATCACGGCATACGTGCCGGAAAAACGCGGATATGTGACACAGTACGGATATATCGCTGATATTCAGCCTACGTTCTATTCTGTGGCAAATGGGAAGATTAAGTATGACGCAATCAAGTTTTCATTTATAGGCGGCGTGTATGATAAATAGTAGTTTGAAAGAAAAGTATTGGGATTCCTCGACAGATAAACAGATGGTTATATCTGTTGTTGGAACAAATCAGAAAATAGACAATTCGATGCTTGAAATCGGTACGTTTGCGATTGAAGAAAGCCTTTGTTCGGAGTCTGAATTAAAGTTTGGAGCTTGCGAAGCGAATTGCGTAAAATTCACAGCACGGAACACTGCAGGAAACATTATTGGAAAGACAATCTCTATCGAAGAAACGATTGACGGAGATAGCCAAAATCCGATGCCATACGGAGTTTTTAAGGTGGCATCCGATGTTCCTACGGCTGACCGGACAAAACGGCAGATTACGGCATATGACGCTATGTATGACATTATTAATGCGGATGTAAAGTCTTGGTATGCAGGACTTAGCTTTCCAATGACACTTAAACAGTTCCGCGATAGCTTTTTTGCAAATCTTGGAATTGCGCAAGTTGAAACAAGCCTTGTCAATGATTCCATGACGGTCAATAAGACGATTGTAGCCACGCAGACGGACGATTCAAGCGCAGTAACAGAAGAGTCCTCTATCAGCGGAAAAACGGTTGTAACGGCAATATGCGAGATCAATGGATGCTTTGGAAATATCAACCGAGAGGGCAAGTTTGAGTATGTCTTTCTGAAAGCAATCACAAGCGCACTTTATCCGGCAGAAGATTTATTTCCATCTGACAATTTATTTCCGTCTGATGCAAACACAGAGTCTATGACCGGACACTACATCGCGTTTGATTATGAGGACTTTCAAAGCAAGGAAATTACACAGCTAGAAATCAAGACAAGTGAAGATAATGCCGGTGCTATTGTTGGAACTGCCGGAAACAACTATTCTATTACAGGAAACTTCCTTGTATCAGACAAGACCGGAGCGGAGCTGGAACAGATTGCAAATAACCTATTGCCTATTATGGCACAGGCGGCATACACACCGATTAAAAGTTGTACTACAGTCGGAAATCCGTGTCTGACACTTGGCGAACCCATCCGGTTCAATACCACAAGAGAGATTGTTGAAACGTATCTGTTGCAGCGTACCCTAACCGGAGTGCAAAGCAAGAGAGATTCAATCTCGGCACAGGGCACGCAGACGCACTCTGTAAAGGTAAATTCTATTAGAGATACGATTGAAAGCGTGGAAAGACGTACCGGAAAGTTAGAGAGGAATGCAGACCATCTTCAATCCACGTATGAGGATTTAGAAAAACAGACAAACTCTAAGTTTGAGCAGACCGCAGACACAATTACAGCAGAAGTCAATCGTGCGCAAAAGGCGGAAGGGCAATTAGACGCATCATTGGAATTGAAGTTAGGCAGAGACGAGAACGATCAAGTTATTTCGATGATTAACGCAAGTGCTGACCAGATTATGCTTCGGGGAAACAGGCTCATAATTGAAAGTAATAACTTCCAGCTTGATGGAAACGGGCGAGTGTCAATAATCGATTCGCTAAACTTTAATTCGACAGCGCTCGGTGATGACCTTACAATTATTGGGCTTGACGGAAGAGGCAGACCCATGCTGCAAAACATACTCATTGACCTAGGCACTGTAACAGATTCAAACGAGGAAAACTTGGCAACTGAAAGTTATGTTGACAATTCGCTGAGCGACTACGCAACCAAAAGCGAATTGCCAAGTGGGTATTTTACAGATGTAGATTATACACTTAATGATAGCTCTACAACCAAGTATTCGCCCAGACACTTTAATAAAGTGCATAATTTTGGCTCGAGGGAAAGTACCTTGGATATCGAGGGTCTTTTGATTTCTATTCCGAGTTCCGATAAAAGGCTGAAAAATAATATACAATCATTAAGGGATATTAAAAGCGTTTATATGGCAATGTGCCCGGTTGAATATACATGGAAACCCGGATACATCACGCAACACACAGGCTTACAGTTTGGTTTAATTGCGCAGGATTTAGAGAAGATTTTGCAGGATGCCGGATTGTCCGATAGCGGACTTGTACTAAAAGAAAATGCCGAAGAGGATGAAAAAGCAATTCACGGAGATTCAAAGACATGGAAAATTGACAAGGAAAATCTCCATGCAATGCACATACAGATGATCCAGATGCAGCAGAAAGAAATCGAACTTTTGCAGCAGAAAAACGAAGATCTGGAACGCAGATTATCAGCGTTAGAAAGGAGTGTGAGCCATGCAGAAAATATATAGTCGTATCAACTGGGAGAATCTTCCCAGCGAAAAAACAGCGGTAAATGAATCTAATCTTAACAAGATGGACTTGGCAGTTGACAATCTGGATGATCGTGTGGTTGCTATGGATGCGTCTAAGGTTGATTTGACAAAGGCAAATGAGCTTGTGAAAGAAATTCTGTGGGATGAATCAAACGGAACATTGACCATAGTAAAGATGAACGGTTCACAGGCTATGATTGATACCAAGCTGGAAAAACTGGCGGTAAACTTTGCTTATGATTCGCAGAAACAGCAGTTAATCATTACTCTTGACGATGGTACGAAACAGTATGTGGATCTGTCCGCACTGATTACGCAGTACGAATTTCTGGAATCTGACACCGTGGCTTTTGAACTTACATCTAACGGAAAAGTCAAGGCGATAGTGAAAGAGGGCAGCATTGAAGAAAAGCATCTGCGCCCGGATTATCTTGCAGATATTAAAGTCGAATCTGCCAAGGCTGTAAATTCTGCAATTAATGCAAAAGCATCCGAAACCAACGCGGCAAAATCTGCCACAGATGCTAAGGACAGCGCAGACAGGGTGCAGGGAATCGAAAATGAAATTAACAAAAAACTCACGATGGCAGAATTTGATGTGAATGAGGATGGGGAGTTGATTTACACGGACAATGCGGCATATAACTTTACCGTTGATAATAACGGAAATTTGAATTGGGAGGTGGCTTAATATGGCAGTGGCAGGTAGAGTAGCAATCGTGCCTAAAGGCGAGTGGAGCGCAGATGCTACATATAAGAGATTGGATGCAGTGACATATAACAATACATTGTATTTTGCGAAAAAAGAAGTTCCGGCAGGAACAGCAACGAGCAATACGGAATACTGGTCTAAGTCTATCGTGGGCGGTGCTAGTGCGATTGCAACAACAGAGGATGCCGGAGTTGTAAAGCCGGACGGAAAAAGCATGAGCGTAGATGAAAGTGGAACGCTTAGTATTAACTTGGATGGCACCACAATTACATTGGACGAAGCGAAAAACGTCATAAAGCTGGCTGACACATTAAAAGATAAAATCGGAAGCGCACTGCAACCGGAAAGTATCGTAAACAACCAGATTACGACGGTGGGAGGGTTTGCGTTGGACGCGCGGCAAGCAAATCCGAATCTGGACGGCACGCTGGCGAAACAGTTAAGTGATTTAAACGGCAGTTTAAGTAATAAAATTGGTAGAATTATATACCCTTTTTCTAATGATGGTATAACTATTCAGTATAAAGGTGTTGCGTTTATTATTATCAAACAAAACGGAGTATTAGGCGCAGCAATATATTTTATCAATTCTACGGACTATCTTTTTGAATATACAAAAGTTAGTGACACTTTTACAGGAGGGAACCGTATTAGCTTTTCATCTGTCGATCTCAAAAGTACGACATTTAAAGTTACGTGGAATGGGGTAAATCTCTTACCTTGTTTAATACCACTATATTAGTTGTTTATGCTGCCGTAGGATCTGAAATACTATATGGTTCTGTCTTTGAAGGTAAACTTGTCGGAATATCGAGAATATAAATCGTTATAACAGAACGGTTTAGTTTTAGAATGTGCATGCGTATATTTTGCACGTAGCATTACCGCATGTAAACACAACATTGTTTCCTTCGTTTGTAATCGTTACATAGTTGTCTTTAACGATTTCATCAACTTTAATAGTTCCATCATGTTTATATTGAATGAAATATACTCCGCCAACGGCATAGGCTAAATTCTTGATAATTACAAAAGCGCAACCTTCTCCGATATCGACTTTAACAGTGCCGTTGATTGCGTCTCCGTAGTATTTAAACCCGACTTGTTTGTTTAAACTGCCGTTTAAATAAGTTTAGTAACCCATAAATTTACACATAGAAAGGAATAAAAATATGGACAAAATAATTTTGAAAAACAAAACAGAGTTCGAGATCGCCGAAGGAGCGAGTCTCGGCAATATTCAGATTCATTCGAAAGATTTTGACGGAATCAAGACAATCACAGATGCCTTCTCGGAAGAGAACATCTCAAAGGTCACATTTACACACAATGATCAGACTTCTGGAGAGTATGAGAATCTTAAGTATGAAGGATTCTCATATATGCCTAACATGGGCGAAGATGGCACAGAAAATGGTACATATACCGTAACGGTCAGCTTGAGAACAAAGACGGAAATGGAAAAGGCAATTGATGAGCTTAAAGCAGGACACGAAGCAAACGCAGAAGCAATCGAAGAATTGGCAAGCATTACCGCAGAAAGTGAGGTGTAAGATATGGTTAAATTCTATGTAAGACGTATTCTGGTAGACAAGAAAATGACGATTGATGAAGTGCCGATGCGTTGGCGCGCAAAAGTGCAAGAAGAGATCGAGAAACAGCTTTCCGCTTCTCTGCAATGACATTTCCTGTCGAAACTTGCGACCGAAAAATGTTGAAATCATGCATATTGCAGTGATACTATGGACTTGTCCGAAAGGACGCTTCAAGTTCTGGCATGGGTGGGGTTTGGCATGGCTCCACCCATAATTGGGGATTGACTATGCCGAACACACGTTCTATAATATCTGTATCGCTACATAGGGCACATGATTGGGGGTTTTAGGTTGGGAAAAGAGTACTACAAAAATGAAATCATTAAACTTATTGAAAAATGCGAAAATTTGCATTGGTTAAAAACCATATATGCATACATAAGTAACTTATTAAAATAGGAAAAGAGCCAAGGGTCTGCGCATTGCCCTTGGCTCTTTTTTACTTTTTGTCTGAAATCATATCTACTAAATTTTCTAAGGCTGTCCAATCGCTTTCGCTTAATTTGCACAGTGCAGAAACAAGTCGATACTTAAAGTTTTCATCACCTAATCTTTGGATTTCTCCAAGCATTGCTGAAATCTGTTCGTCTTTTGATAACTCAACAAACATTTCTCCGTTTCCGGTGCGAAGCCAATCTTGATTTACATTAAATTTTTCACATATATCAAAAATTGTTCTTTCAGACGGTTTTTTTGTTCCTGTTTCAATTTGCGCTATAAAATTTCTCGAAAGACCAATTTTTGAGGAAAACTCTTCTTGTGTCAATCCTAATCGACTTCTTAATTCTTTGATTCTTTCATTCACTATTTATCCTCCTTTCATATATACTATATAACAAAAATGTCCCCTAGTCAACAAAAAAGTATTGACAAAATGTTTCTTGGGGACTATACTTTGTTTACAAGGTCAACAAAACCTTAAAATTAAAGGAAAGAGGTGAGAACATGAAAGAGATTAAATCAGCAAATGACATAATTGTTGTTCCGGTTTCCTATTTTAATGGAATGGAAAAGGAATTGCAGAAGATTCTAAACAAAGTGGATATTCACGATATGGATGTCATGGAACAGGTTCTCCATATGCGGAAGTGGCTGAAAACCAAAACCGTATATGAAGAAACAAAGAGATTATACCCTAATCTCCGTTTGGAAAATATTCATTTGCTTTTACCACAAGAAGAAGAGAGTTCTTGTGAGTGTACTGATAAAACAGGCAGTGAATAGATTCTGCGGTCGTGTCGCAGATTGGAATTCCAAACTTATCCGGAACTTTTAGTTCCCAACAAAAATTATTGATATTTGCGAACGTTATATCGTTTTCAGTTAATATCTCTGCCATCTTTTCTCGGTCGCAGGATATTGTAGAAAAATCGCAAAACAAAAAGTATTTCAAATTGTATCACCTCCCTTATTTGATGATAAGGGAATTATATCACAGAAAGGAAGTGAAAGTATGGATAATTTAGTACACATTGGAAATGCAGATATTTCCATCAAAGAGTACAAAGGTAAAAGAGTGGTTACATTCAAGGACATTGACATAGTTCATGAAAGACCAGACGGAACAGCGAAAAGGAATTTTAATACGAACAAAGCACGCTTCGTTGAGGGAGAAGATTACTTCATTGTAAGCGCGGACGAAATTCGTACAAGCCGCATGTTTCCTATATCTGACAAGGATTTTATGAGCAAAGCACTCATTACCGAACAGGGCTATTTGATGTTGGTCAAGTCATTTACGGATGATTTGGCATGGGAAGTGCAAAGAAAATTAGTTTCTTCCTATTTTAATGTACATCAAAGTGTCAACGATCAGTTATCTCCGGAATTGCAAGCATTGCAAGGACTTCTTAATCAAATGGTTCAAAAAGAACTTGCTGACAAGGAGAGAGACAGGCAGATTGCCAAAGCACAGGACACAGCACAGAAAGCCATTGAGACAACTGAACATATCAAAGAAGCGGTGAAACCGGTATTTGATAATTGGAGAAATGAAATCAATGCCAAGTTTAACCGGATTCAGAGAAATGCAGATTGTCAATTCAATGTATTGAGGACTGAAATGTATTCAGAACTTGAACACCGTGCCGGATGCGACTTGAGCAGAAGAATCAGAAACAGACGCGAGCGCATGGCAGAAAGCGGATGCACGAAAACAGAAATCAGTGCATTGAACAAAATGGACATTATTGAGGATGATAAGAAATTGCGTGAAATCTTTTCGAAAATCGTAGCAGAGTACGAAATCAGATATTGCGCATGAAAGGAAGTGAATTCAATGAGTGAAAAGGAAAAGCGCGTTGTTGAAAAACTTCGTGATGCCATTCCGAATATGACAGATTTTCAGAAAGGATATGTTCTTGGAATGGTAGAGAGTTCTGCTTCGAAACATAGTGAGCAGGGCGAGAAAAACGAAACGCATAATGGAAAGGAGAATTAAAATGAACAATTTTGAATTTCAGAAAGTTAATTCAAGGGTAATTCGTAGCGGTGACAACTATTTGGCAAAGGTTGACTCTGCGGAAAGTTTTTCAAGCATTTTCGTTGACGAGGAAACAACATATGGGGTTTCTGTAAGAGATGCACAGATACAGACAGGAGATTCGACTTACACACCTGCAATGGCTTTTACATATTCCATGGAAGATGGTTCTGTGCGTTTTATAGATGTTGTTGTATGTCCGTTACTCGGAACGTTTGTTTCTGACTGGTACTAAATTATAAAGTGGCAGAAAGGAGCATGAATGAAAAAAGTAATCCAATTCATCATAGGTGCGGTTGCAATGGAATATTCCTTGGTTGCCGCTTGCTATATGGATAGTGAGGGCACAGCCGGGAATATGACGGCTATTAAATTTGTAGCCGGGGCAGTAATTGCGGCAATCATGTATTACTGGTCGGAAGTAGACCGAAAGAGAGACGAACTTGACAAGCGAATTAAGAGAAAACGCAGAATGAGAGAGGATGCATGGTAGACGTTGTGTATATAAGTGGCACGAGATGTTCCACGGAAGAAAAGCGTATGCTTGCTGAACTTTTGGCAGGGAAACGAAAGAAACAGAATGATAAAGAAAATTTTGAAAAGGTTCTTGACAGAGAAATGGGAAGGAGAAGCAATGGAGAACAAAATAACACTGATCGGTGATGTTGTATCAGCACCAAGGGAAAGTCATAAATCAAACGGTAAGATTTTTTATAAATTTTTCATCGGAGTTGAAAGAAGAAGCGGTGTTGCAGATATTCTTCCGGTACTGTTTGACAAAGAAATCAGCGATACAGAAATCAGCGGAACGGTATGTGTCATTGGGAAGATAATTACCAGACGCGTGAGAACAGGATCTGGAAAAGCCATTCTTACATATGTCATGGCTGATACAATCACAAAACCAGAGGATGATAGCCCTTTGAATGAAGTAAGTCTTGACGGAATTATCGAGGAAAAACGCCTTAGAGAAACACCACTTGGCCGTAAAATCTGTGATGTAAAACTCAAAACAGTAAGAGAAAACGGAAAAGAGGATTTAATCACTTGCATTGCATGGGGAAAGTGTGCAGAATATGCGAACTCACTTGCTTTAGGCGATAGGGTAAGCACATACGGCAGATTACAGAGCCGGAGATACAAGAAAACGTGTAAAGATGGTCACGTTGTGGAAAAAGTTACATATGAGTTGTCAATAAAAGGAATCGTGTGGGTGTAATATGAAAAAGGAAAATTACGTCTGTGTTCCAAGGGAAGAGTACAACGAACTGATTGAGTGCAAGTTGCACATAAATATGTTGCACGAATACATTACAAAAGAACATGAGATTAACATCAAATTGCACGGATGCAAACAGGGCACAGCAGGTATGCCGACAATCGAAACTTTGAGCGGATACATAGAGAACGAAAAGCATTTCGATAGACTGAAAAGAGAATTTAAAGAAAGGGTGAGACAAAAATGCGAATGATTTTAAAATCGTTACATATTGAGAATTTCAAAGGTGTAAAGGATAAGACATACGAATTCGGAAAGACAACAAGGGTTTCCGGCATGAACCGGAAAGGAAAGACCACAATCGGGACGGCATGGTACTGGCTGATTTCTGATAAGAACTATGAACTTACAAGCAACCCGAACATTAGACCGGACAATGTAGAAGATTGCATTCCGACTGTTACTGCAACTGTCGATGTAGGTGGAAAAGAAATCACTCTTTCCAAGATGCAGAAGCGAAAAGTCGGAAAGCCGGATAAAAATGGAGTTTCGAAAATTACAATCACAAATACATATGAGATCAATTCTGTGCCTAAGACAGAACGTGATTTTAAGGCATATCTGGAAGAATTAGGGTTTGAGTTTGATAAATTCCTCATTTGTTCGCACCCGAATGTGTTCACTAAGGATTTGTCGTTAAAGAAAAAACAGGATGAAATGCGCAAATATTTATTCACCATGGCAAGCAAAAAAACGGACTTAGAGATTGCGCAAATGTGCAAAGATACAGACGATGTTGCAAAACTACTTGAATCTTATAAATTCGAGGAAATTGAAGCCATGAATAACGCTTCCAAGAAGAAAGCAGTTGAACAGTTAGATGCGATTCCTAATCAGATTATCGGTCTGGAGAAAGCAAAAGTTGATGTAGATGTGGCAGAGCAGGAACTTGCCAAGGCTGATCTGACAAGAAGAATCGCTGAATGCGATAAGAAGATTGCCGGTGCCGATCATTCGCTTGACGAATTGCGCGATAAGGAAATGCGGTTACAACTTGATATATCCGGAATTACACAGACGATGAACCGCGAATTATCCAATCGTAGATACGAAATTGATGCTGATCTGTGCGGTTGCGAAGATGAATTAAAACATCTGGAGCAGACGATTTCTTTGAAAGAAAATCAGATTGTCGGTAATGAAAAGGCTATCACAGATGCGGATGCAGAACGGAAGAAAATTGGAGAAAAGTACAATGCAGAATATGCCAAGGCATTTGATGAAGCGCCTTACCTGTTTGACGAATCCAAGTGGGTATTTGATGAAAATAGCACTGTTTGTTCACTGTGCGGTCAGAAGTTGCCAGAAGATAAAATCGAGCAGTTAAAGGCTGATTTTGAAAGCCGGAAAGAAAAAGCCAAGGCGGATGCGGAAGAAAAACTGAAAGCAAAAAGATTTAAGTTTGACACTGACAAAAAGGTTGAACTGAATCGGTTGAATACTATTGGCACCGAGAAGAAAGAACTTATTACCGAACTTACAAAGAAAAATGCTGATCTGAATACAGAAATTGACGCTTTAAAGAAACAGGAACAGGATGCCATTGCAAAGAAAGAAGAACTTTCGAAGCAGTTATCCGAGATCCCGAGCGAAGCTGATTACGCGCAGAATGAAGATTATGTGAAACTGAAAGCAGAGCGTGACAAGGTTCTCGCCGATATTGAAAAGCTGGAATCTGATGGTGCGGACAAGATTGTTACTGATTTGAAAGTCGAGAAAGCAGATCTGCATAGCCAGCTTGATGAAGTAAATAAGATTATTGCACAGGCTGAAAACAATGTTCAAATTGATGACAAGATTGCAGATATGCAACATAAACAGAACGAGTATGGACAAGCAAAGGCCGATGCAGAAAAGATTCTTTATCAGCTCAAAGAAGTTTCAAAGCGAAAGAATGGGTTGCTTGTTGAGGAAATCAATCAGCATTTCGGTATTGTGCGTTGGAAGTTGTTCGATTTCCAGAAGAACGGAGAATATAAGGAAGTTTGTATTCCTACGGTGCTTGATGAAGAAACCGGAATTTATAAGGTATTCGGGGACACAACAAACACTGGCAGGGAAATTGAAGCGAAGATTGATATTTGCAACAGTTTTCAGAAGTTCTTTAATATGTATGTTCCGATTTTCCTTGATGGTGCTGAGAGCATCAATGACGAATATGTGCCGGTCGTTGATACCCAGCTAATTCTTCTGACGGTTTCCGAAGATAAGCAGTTGAAAGTGGAGGGTGTGTAGGATGAGTTACATTGAAATTTTTAAGTTTGATGAAAATGGAGATTCTGAAAGTTATGGAGAGGTAAGTAACGCATGGCTTGGTTCAATGCGAGTGTGGAACATTTTAGGGGAAAAGTATTGTGGTCATGGGGCATCATTATTTGACATGGGGCAGATGGAAGCAATTTGGAATCTTGTGGATGATAAATCTGTCACGTATGATGAAAAAATCGTCCTGTTTACCACATTCGATAAATACCTTGTTAAGAAAGAAGATATTCCCAAAGTTATTGATGCTTTCCGCAAGTTTGAGGGAAATACAAATCTTAATGAGCAGGCAGATGTGCTTGAAAGTTTGTATGAAGAACCGAATTGTATTGCGGTTGGATTCCATCAGAACAGTATAAGTTGCGAGCAGTGGTTTGACTATAACTGCATTCAAGACAAAGAACACTTTTGGCTATTTGATGAACTGAAAGAAAGCGAGGGTGCCGAATGTCAAGAGTTGGAATAAGCAACAACATCATACAGCCGGATGCACGGTGTATGTCGTGCAAGCGTTGGAAGAGTGCAAGTAAAGGGTTCTGGGGAAGAGCCGGACATTGTTCTCTTCCGTATTGCGAGAAAGACGCGAGAAATAAAGGAAAGAGAGGGCTTAGAAGATGAAACAGCAGATTACCGAAGAAATGAAAATCCAGAATGAATGGTACAAAGAAGCGAAAAAACAGACTGTGGAAACACTTCCGGAATTTGTAAGACATTTAACAGAAGACTATTCGCATGATTATGGGACTATTTGCCACGCAGTTGCGGCAGCAGGAATAGCAGCCATGCACGCGGTTGACAATTCTCCGGCGGGTGGAATTACCGGATTTCAAGCCGGATGCATTATGTGGCAGGTTATTAGAGAATGGAACTTTCAGAACAATAAGACAGGGTTGAAAATTCTTGATTATGACAATCTTCTTTATCCGCAATATGAAGCTTCTTTTATATCTATAAGTAGTAAAATTTGGGAATCAGTCAAGAAAGAAGCTCAAAGCAAAATTGACCAGAATAACGATAAAGTGGAAAAATGGAAGGTTGCTCATGATAAATGGGCTATTGATATGGAGAAGTTTAAAGTGGATGTTGTGGAATGGCAGAAACAGCATCCGGAATACCCGACATATGAGGACAATCCAAAATTCTATGAGCATCTTGGCTTTGGAACCGAGAAGGAATGGGATGAGGAAAATAAGAAACAGGAGAGCGGATTTATGTTTGCTCCAACGGAACCATGCAATCCAAGTGCTAATCCAGATGTTATTGCACATTGGAAATCTATTGTTAATGGAAATGTTCCATTTGGTTTGAAAATTAAGGAGGAATGATAAATGCAGTATATCAAAGCGAAATTTCCAAACAGCACCAGAAGCTATGTGTATCGCACCGAGGATTCCGTGAAAGCTGGTGACACGGTTATAAATGCCAATGGTGCAAAGCTGACTGTTACGGATGAAACAGTGGATATGAAGTGGGTAGAAACATACGGTGCTGATAAGGTGGCAATTGTGAAGAAGTATGAAGAGCCGGTAGATGCCGGAGAAAGTGAGGAATAAATTATGATTAAATCAGATTTTGGAACAATAGAAGTAGACGGAAGAGAGCCGGTTATCATGGCTGAATTTGAAACTCTTTTGGTAGCATTAAGGAGAGTTCTTGGAGAGGAGAAATACAACCTTGTTTTACAGAGAGTAAGTGAAGAGCAGCTGTCCAAGGATGGTAAAGAAATATTAAGAAAAGGGCAAAAAAGACGCGTGGCAGAAGCTCTTCAAGCTTTTTTAAGCGGAATGGAGGATAAATAATTATGGCAGAAAATACGGCAGTATCTACGCAGGGAAAACAGGAAATGAATACACAACTTTCCTATTATACGAACCAGTACATAGGGCTTATGGAACGTGACTTTGCAGAGCATGGGCTTGTGCTTAATGATTATTCCAAGCAGTGCGTCATGGCATCTATGAGTGCTATTTACAACCTTGTTACATCTAGCAAAGCCGCTATGAGTAACTTGAATGGATCTAATTTGAGACAGATTATTGGACAAGTATCAAGCCTTCAACTTAATGCCAATGCAGTGCCGAGGGAGTGCTACTTCCAGTTGAGAAGCAAACAGGATGTAAATGGAAATTGGTACAAGGAAGTAGAAATGGGAATTGAGGGAGACGGAAATGATGCACTTCTTCGCAACTTTGGTGTTGATGTTAAAAAGGTATATCCGGTATGGCTTGTGAAAGAAGGTGACGATTTCACATATCCAAAGCATAAAGGAATTGAAGTTACACCGCCGGAATGGGAAGAAAAAGGACTTTCACAGAAAGTTATCCGTGTTGTTTACCCGGTGGAAATGAAAGATGGGAAAGTTGAATATATGATAGCAGAGCGTGAAAGCGTAAAAGGAAACCTTTTTGCTCATGTTCGCAATAATCTTCTGAATGAGACTTTCGGACTTGTAAAAGGCGGCAAAAAGACACGCTATGATGCAACGGAAACAGAAAAGAAAGCTATCGCAGAAAAGAAAAATGAAATTTTGAAAGAGCTTTTAGCTTGCAAAACTGTTGAAGATATGCTTTCCTGCGAAGTTGCAAGACCATACATGAGTGCCGCATGGCTTGATACATCTGAATCCATGATCGTTCGAAAGATGCGCAATAATGCAATCAAGAAGCATCCAAAAGACCTTAATGCTATTGCAAAACAGTCTCTTATGCAGATAGATGAAACTTATCAGCAGACGCAGGAAGAAATTGCGGAAAACGCCAATTCAGAGCCGTTTGTCGTAGCAGAGTCCGAAGCGACCGACAGTGCAGCAGTTGAGCCGGAGAAAGTCGTTGAGAATGATGAGAACGTACCGGACTTTATGAAAGATTAGGGAGGTTGCCATGAGAGTAATTTCACAGGACGGCACGATTGATATGCCATACGAAGAGGTGATTATTCAGAGATTCAAGTCAAGGATTTATTTCCTGAACAAAAACTTAACAGGTGTTGAGTCGCTTACTGATGACATGCAAATTGCTGAATATTCCACCGAAGAAAAAGCAAAGAAAGCCATGGAAATGCTTAGAGTTGCATATGCAGGCAAATTTATCACAAATGCGGATATTCCAGATGATTTCAATGAAACGCTAAAGGCTGCTATGAAAGGCGGCTTTGGAACTGTGGTAGTTAAGGATACTTGCGAACGTGTGGAATTTAACAATCTGAATGGATATTTCCACTTTCCGGCAGAGAAAGAATTGGAGTAGCCTATGAAATTAAAAGTCTTAGGTTCCGGTTCATCCGGTAACTCATACGCCTTAATTGCCGACAATGGAGAAATCCTTGCAATCGAAGCCGGATGTAAATTCATGGACTTTAAGAAGATGATTGATTGGCGTATATCTGATGTTGCCGGATGTATTGTGAGCCACGAACACGGAGACCATGCACGCTACATAAAGGATTTTATGAGATCTGGTATTCCGGTTTACACGGCATTTGAAACGCAGACCGCACTTGAAGTCATAACTGGAGAACGTACAATAGCCATTCCACCACGCAGAGCACGGCAAATCGGCAGTTTTACGGTAACACCCTTCAATGTACCGCATGATACAGAAATCGAGTGCTACGGTTATTTAATCGAGCATGAGGAAATGGGTAAACTGTTATTCTTGACCGACTTGGAATATTGCAAATATGACTTTTCCGGCATAAAGGTTGAGCATATCATGGTTGAAGCCAATTATAGCATGGACTTGGTAGACCGGAATGAGCCTAACTATGAACACCGCCTACGAGGCCATATGAGCCTTGATACGGCACTTAAATTTATTCAGACGAACGACAACCCAGCTTTACGAAATGTCGTTTTAATACACTTATCGGATACAAGCGGAGATCCCGCGTTATTCCTAAAGAAAACGAAAGAGACAATTAAATATGGAGCAAATGTTTATGTTGCAGAAAAAGGGCTAGAGGTTGATATGAACCTTTGTCCGTTTTGAAAGGAGAAAGCATGAAATTATACATTTACAGATTTTGGGGCGATAAATTTTCTTGTAGAGAAGTAGACGTAGAAGAAAAGCCAAAAACGTATATCATTACTGAAGAATCCGAATTTGAATATAAAGGACAGAGAATCCGCAAGGACGAAATTGGTGTGTTAAGCGGTTGCAGCCGGGATAGGGTCATTCTGACGGAGAAAAACAAGAAAAAAGCTGTTGAAATGCTTATTAGCAGGCAGGGCACTATTGTTGAGAGTTGCCGAGCACGTCTTGAATATGAAGAGAAAAAACTTGAGACCATCAAAGCGGAACTTGAAAAAGAATAATTAGGTTGAAACACCTTGGCGAAAGCCTGAAAGAAACTATCTTGTTTGGCGAATAGTTATCACAAACCTTATTGAAAGCCATGTTTTGGCGGTGCGTTTACCGTGTCGCCCTTACAAAAGATTGGAGGTAAAAATTGAAATTATGTGAATACTGTATGGCTGAATTTGAGCCGAAACAACAAAATCAGAAATACTGTAGACCAAAATGTGCCAAAAGATACGCACAGTTTAAGAATTTTAAAAAGGCTGGAAGAACTGTGTATACAAGAATATGCCAGAAATGTGGCAGGCTGTTTATGACGATAGATGAACGCAAAGTTGATTGCCAAGACTGCATCGGCAATGAAGTTAAAGAACGATTGAGAAAGCCAAAGAAAAAGGATGATGCAATCAAGGTTGTGAATCATATGGCACGCGCTTCCGGCATGAACTACGGAAAGTTTGTGGCTCAAATGAGCATGAAGCCATTGGAGAGGAAGTGAATGAGTTGGATTATAAGAAATTTAGACAGGCAAAAGCGATAGAAGCCAAGAACAAGCAGAAATGGCTTGTATTGAATCCAAGGCTTGATGAATCAAGCGGAATATATATTCTGACAAGGCAGGACGAAAATGGGTTTAGATATGCATATGTGGGACAGGCTAAGCGTATTTTAACCAGATTGTCGCAACACCTTTCTGGGTATCAGCACATAGACCTTAGCTTGAAGTCTCACGGACTGTATTCAGAGGATAATCCGTATGGATGGAATGTAACATCAGTACACTGTCCGATAGGAGAACTTAATGAGCTTGAGCAGTATTATATTAAGT